ACGTTTGCGGCGTTCAGCCAATGACAGGCCCAACCGGTCTGATCTTTGCAATGCGTACACGTTATGCTGGTCAAACTGGTACAGAAGCATTCTACAACGAAGCAAACACAGCATTCTCAGGTGCTAATGGCGCAATCGTTGCTTCTTCAATGAGCATCGCAGGTAACACAACTGACTATCTGTTTGTTGGTAACGCTGCTCCAACTGGCGCAATGACAACTGGTTCTGCTGAAGCACTGGGTGACGGCGCTGCTGGTAACACATTCCAAGAAATGGCATTCTCAATTGAGAAAGTCACTGTAACAGCACGTACACGTGCGCTGAAAGCAGAATACTCAATGGAACTGGCACAAGACTTGAAAGCAGTTCATGGTCTTGACGCTGAAACAGAACTGGCTAACATTCTGTCCGCTGAAATTCTTGCTGAAATCAACCGTGAAGTTATCCGTACAATCTACAGAATCGCTAAGCCAGGTTGCCAAGCAGGTACAACAACTGCTGGTGCATTTAACCTTGACACAGATTCTAACGGTCGTTGGATGGTTGAAAAGATTAAAGGTCTGGCATTCCAGATTGAGCGTGAAGCAAACCAAATTGCTAAGTTGACTCGTCGTGGTAAAGGTAATATCGTCATCTGTTCTTCAGACGTAGCATCTGCTCTGGCAATGTCTGGTATTCTTGACTACAACTCAGCACTGGCTGGTCAAGTATCACTGACAGTTGATGACACTGGCAACACATTTGCTGGTACAATCTTCGGTCGTATCAAAGTTTACATCGATCCATACTTCCCAACAGGCTCAACATCTGAGTTTGCTGTAGTTGGTTACAAAGGCACAAACGCATACGATGCTGGTATGTTCTACTGCCCATACGTACCGCTGCAAATGGTTCGTGCAGTTGACACTGGTACATTCCAACCAAAGATTGGCTTCAAGACTCGTTACGGTCTGGTAGCAAATCCATTCGCAGAAGGCACAACACAAGGTCTTGGTACTCTGAATACTCAGAGCAACAACTACTACAGAGGATTTAGAATCCAAAATCTGATGTAATAGATAAAACCACCGTTAAGAGTGGGTTTGAAGAAGCACTTTCGGGTGCTTCTTTTTTACAATCTTTCACATAAAGTTTGCGAATTATAAATAAAAGTATGATAAAACATAAACATCACATAATACCACGCCATGCGGGTGGTACAGATGAACCATCAAATATAGTAGAATTGACTATAGAAGAACACGCTGAAGCACACCGTTTACTGTATGAAAAATATGGTCGTGATGAAGATAGGTTGGCATGGTTAGGTCTATCTGGTCAAATTGGTAAAGATGAAATACTAAGACAGATTTCAATGGCACAAAAAGGAAAAAAGAAGCCAGAAGGATTTGGTGAGAAAATTAGACAAGCCAATTTAGGTAGAAAACATTCTCCCGAAACTCTTGCCAAAATGAGTGAAATAAAAAAAGGAAAGTTTGATTCTGACCACTATAGAAAAATTGCTTTGATGAAAAAAGATTTCAGTCAACCAGAGTCTCAAAAAATAAAAGCATCACAAAAATTATCTGCTAAATGGCAACTTACGGATCCCAAAGGTAATACATTTGAAATAGTAAATCTCCGAAAGTATTGTATAGAAAATGGACTAGATCAAGGCAATATGTCTAGGAATCATGTTCGTGGATGGTCATGTAAAAAAATCACATAAATACACATATGACAGTTCTCACACGTAACCCTACAAATCCAAATAGCCTACAGCCTAACAAGTTTACGCTGAACTTGGCTCGTACACCGAATCTGCAATACTTTGCTCAAACAATTTCTTTGCCTGGTTTATCTACATCTGAGATACCGGTGCAAAACCCGTTTGTTGAATTGTATGCTCCAGGTGAAAAAGCAATCTATGATGTATTGAATGTTACTTTCATTGTTGATGCTGAACTACTGTCATGGTTAGAAATACATGATTGGCTTCGTGCATTAACGTTTCCGACAGAATACGAAGAGTATCAGAATCTAGCCAAACTAAATCAATTTGCTTCAGCAATACCAACAAAAACACCTCAATATTGTGATGGTGCAGTGACGCTGCTATCGGCGTCAAACAAACCATATTATCGTTTTAATTTCAAAGATTTATTTCCAATATCACTTTCTGGTTTTGTTGTATCATCAACTGACACACCAGATACGATTATTACTGCCGATGTCACATTCAGATTCACCTATTACAACGTAGACAAATTATTTTAATTGTGATATACTCCTGATAGGAGGTATAATATGATCAAACTTGACGAAGTATTACAGATGTGGACTGCGGATTCAAACATTGACCGGACTGAACCTGGCAAGGCGTTAATTGATATTCCCAAACTTCATTCGAAGTATTTGAACATTCTCTCTTCTCACAGACTGCTAGCCAAAGAAGCAGAGTTCAATTACAATAAATGGCGTAAATTAAAATGGGAATACTACACTGGCAGACTTGACGAAGAAGAACTTGAGAAGCGTGGCTGGGAACCTTTTCCTTACACACTCAAATCTGAAATCAATACATACTTAGAAGCAGATGAAGATATCAATAAGTATCTTGCAAAAAAATTGCTACATGAAGAAATTGTTGAAGTCTGTAATGCAATACTTAAAGAATTGAACAATCGAACTTGGGAACTGCGTTCGTTTATTGATTGGGAAAAGTTTATACAAGGTGTCTGATTTAATTTTACATAAACAGAATGAAGCATTTATCAGGTTTGAGTGTGAGAAAAGTGTGGCACAAGAACTTGCAGACTACTTTACTTTCTTTGTACCTGGTTATCAATTTATGCCAGCATACAAGAACCGTCTTTGGGATGGTAAAATAAGACTTGCTGACTTACGTACATACAACATCTATCATGGACTTGTACCTTACATTGAGAAGTTTTGTGAAGAGAGGGATTACAAACTTGAGATTGATGCTACTGTAAACAATGCAGAGAGCTTTTCAGCAATAGAGGCTAATGAGTTTTTAGAGCAACTTTATCTGGACAAGAGCATTATAACAGAAGGTGTAAGGGAATATCAATACAAAGCATTCATTACTGCCGTTAGAAACAAAAGAATGTTGTTATTGTCGCCAACTGGTTCAGGCAAGTCACTGATTCAATACCTGATATTACGATATCTACAATACAAAGGTTACAAGAAAGGACTTCTAATTGTTCCTACAACTTCTCTTGTTGAGCAAATGTATTCTGATTTTGAATCTTATGGTTACGATGCCGCAAACAATGCCCATCGACAGTATTCAGGAAAAGATAAGCATACGGATAGATTTCTGACGATTACTACTTGGCAATCTATTTACAAGAATCCAGCAGAATACTTTGAACAGTTCGATTTTGTTTTAGGTGATGAAGCACATCAATTCAAAGCCAAGTCATTGACTACCATCATGACTGGTCTGAAGAATGCCTCATATCGCATTGGTTGTACGGGTACAATTGACGGCACACAAACTCATCGTCTTGTACTAGAAGGTTTGTTTGGTCCACTGTATCAATCTACTACTACTGCCAAACTAATTGAGAACAAACAACTAGCAGACTTTCGTATTAAGTGTTTGGTATTAAAATATTCAGAAGAGGTGTGTAAACTATCCAGAGGATGGGACTATCAATCTGAGATAGACTACATAGTAAGAAGTGCCGCAAGAAATGAGTTCATTCGTAATTTGGTGTTGTCACTTGAAGGCAACTCACTTGTGTTGTTCAATCTAGTAGAGAAGCATGGTAAACATCTACATAAAATGATTGAAGAGAAAGCAAAGAACCGTCACGTGTTTTTTGTTTATGGTGGCACAGATGTTGATGTACGTGAGCAAGTTCGTGCCATTACAGAAAAACAAAATGATGCAATCATTGTTGCATCATACGGCACATTCAGTACAGGCATCAATATTCGTAATCTTCACAATGTTGTTTTTGCTTCACCGTCTAAATCAAGGGTAAGAAATTTACAATCAATCGGTAGGGGTTTAAGAATCGGAGATAATAAAACTGAGGCTGTTCTATATGACATTGCCGATGATTTTCGTATAGGCAAACATGTAAATTATACCTTGCAACATTTGCAGGACCGTGTTAGAATATACGATGAAGAAAAGTTTAAATACAAGTTTTACAATATAGAGGTCAAGAATGCATAACGTTAAACTTATAAGAATGCAATCTGGTGAAGATATCATGGCTTCTATGTTTGAGGATGATAACTCAGATCAAATACAATTGAATGATCCCATGCGTATTGTGTTTCGTCGTTTGCCTACTGGCCAAACAGTTATGATGATGATGCCTTGGTTGCCAGTTGAATTGATAAAAGAAAACTCTGCAATGATTTATTATTCAGACATTGTGACTGTTGTTGAACCAAAAGAATCAATGATACGATATTATGACAAACTTGTTGAACGTACAATTGAAGAAATGGCTGATTCAGATAAGATGATAAACAATCTTCTAGAAGAACAAGAAGGTGAAGAAGAACAAAATATAGAACAACAAATTATGGATGAAGTGCTTCAAAGTATACATGAGGCAAAAGGTAAAAAACTACATTAATAGGAATTTTCGTTATGTCAAAAGTGGTGACATTTGTTATACCAAGCAGTGCTTCACAAGCATATCAAGACCTTGCTAATAAGTATTCGGCTATTGAGCCACCAACATGGGCATTACTGTTAGCAAATGCTATTCGTGTCGAAGGTCATGACCCATGTATTCTAGACTTTGATGCTGACCCAGCAAGAGACATAGAGTTTGCTGCACATAAAATTGCTGACACTGGCGCAGACATAGCAGTATTTGTTCTCTACGGACAAAATCCAAACTCAGGCACCACAATGATGATTGGTGCATCTAGACTAGCAACACAACTTAAACTCTCACACCCATCAATCAAAACAGTCTTCATTGGTTCACACGCATCAGCGTTACCATATGATGTGATTGGTTTACCATACGTTGATTTTGTTTTTATCAATGAAGGTGTATACGGTCTTCTAGACTTACTTCAGACAAACTACAAAGACAATCTAGATAAAGTTCGTGGTCTTGTTTATAAGAAGCAAGGCTTTGCTGCTACAGGTGCGCCGGGTGAGATTGTACAAACAAAAGATATGGACCGTGTGATGCCCGGCTACGCATGGGATTTGTTACCAAAGAAAAGAAAATTACTAGATAAGTATCGTGCCCATTATTGGCACAACTATTTCAAAGATGATGGTCGCACACCGTTTGCTGCTATCTCTACTTCACTAGGTTGTTCATTTGGTTGTAACTTCTGTATGATTAATATTGTGAATCGTACATCATATGAACAAGGCACAGTTTCATCTGACTCACGTGGTATGCGTTTCTGGTCACCTGAATTGATGCTCAAAGAGTTTGAGTATTTGTATGAGAATGGTGTTCGCACTGTACGACTGACTGACGAGATGTTCTTTCTAAACAGAAAGTATTACATACCAATTCTTGAGGGTATCAAGCAACGTGGTATGGACTTTAACTTTTGGGCTTACGCACGTGTTGACTCTGTACGCAAAGATCAATTAGAATTGTTCAAAGAAGCAGGTGTGAATTGGTTATGTCTTGGTATTGAAGCAGCAAATCAAAATGTAAGACTTGAGATTGAAAAAGGTAAGTTTGAAGATGTAGATATTCGTCGTGTTGTTGCTGATGTTAAAGCGGCCGACATCAACATTCTTGGCAACTACATGTTTGGTTTTCCAGAAGATACAATGGAAACAATGCAAGAGACTCTTGACTTGTCACTGGAATTGAACACTGAACATGCTAACTTCTACGCTGCAATGGCATTGCCAGGCAGTCCATTGTATATGTACGCCAAGAACAATGGTTGGGACTTACCAGAGAAGTTTGAAGAGTTTGCATTCTTATCTTATGATTGTAAACCGCTACGCACAAAGACATTGACTGGTGCAGAAGTGTTGAAGTTCCGTGATGAAGCATGGCACAAATACTTTTCACATGAGCCATTCTTGAATCTTGTTGAAACAAAGTTTGGTGCTGATTCACGACACAACCTTACAGAAATGTCAAAAATAAAATTGAAACGAAAAATACTTGGAGATTGATTATGGATTTGCAAAGAAAAGCAAACTTATATCGTAAAGAATTATTTGAAAAGTTTGTTGAAGTAAAACAAGGACATCCTGGTTCTACTTTCTCAATGCTAGAGATTGTCACCACATTGTATCATGGTGGTTATGTTGGCTTTGAAGATAAAGTTATTATCAGCAAGGGTCATGCGACAGTAGCATTGTATCCTATTCTGCGTGACTTCAATATTATTCCTCAAGAAGATTGGGATAATTGGGGTAAAGGTAAACCAACATGTCTTCGTGTGTTTGGTAACATTTCTATACCTGGTATCGACATGACATCGGGTTCACTTGGTCATGGCATTGGTGTTGGTGCTGGTATGGCAATTGCTAATCCAAACAGTCACGTTCACGTTGTTATTTCAGAAGGTGAACTGTATGAAGGTTCAACATGGGAAGCATTGTTGTTTGTTGCTCATCACCAAATCAAGAATATGACAATCTTTATTGACATCAACAATCTTATCATTCTTGGTAAGACAGATGATTGTTTGATGCTCAATAGTATTCGTGAAAAGTTGTCTGGCTTTCCATTTGACATACACTCAGTTGATGGGCATAATACAAAAGAAATTATGAATGCTTTAGATGAAGCAGCATATCAACCAAAAATTGTTTTGTGTCATACAGTCAAAGGTAAAGGCTTCTCATTGATGGAGAACAAACCTGAATGGCACTACATGCAACCAATTACACCAGAAGAAATTGAACAATGCCGCAAGGAGATTAATGATGTTACAGCGTGATGCATTCATTGAAGAGATAAACAAAAGACTACAAACAGACAGAGACATTTATTTTTTATCTGCTGACTTTGGTGCAGCAGCATTAGATTCTCTGCGTGAAACTTATCCAGACAACTTTATTCATTGTGGTATCTCAGAACAAGCAATGATTGATATTGCAACTGGACTGGCATTACAAGGTAAGAAAGTATTTTGTTATGCGATGGCACCATTCATTTCTCTTCGTGCGATTGAACAAATCAAATGTGGACCATCAATGATGAATCTACCAATTGCAATTCTTTCAGTTGGTATTGGCATTGGTTATGCTGATGCTGGTCCTACACATTACATCACCGAAGATTTTGCTTGTATGCGTTCGGTACTTAATCTCAACATCTATACGTTGTCAGATGCTAGTTCAGCAAAACGATTGGCAAATAAACTGTTAGACAAACCTGAGTTATGCTACGTTCGTTTTGATAGACATGATCAACCAGAACTGCCTGTCACAAACTTCACACAAGACTTAACTTATCGTTTGATGGGCGACACTGTTACTTCAAAGAAAGTTCTTGTGATTGGTTCCGGTAAGATGTCACATGTTATTGCCGATGCCTACAAAGAAAACCCTGACAAAATTGTTGGTGTTGATTTGATTCGTGCCAAACCATTTCCAAATACATTAAATATGTTGCTTCAAGAATGTGGTGGTGTGATTGTAATTGATGAACAAACACCATGTGGCTCTTTAGGTGCTGCTGTGCTTGAAGCAATGTCAGAAAGAAACTCACTGAATAAAAAAGTAAAAGTGATTACACTACCAGAAGAGTATTTGTTTGAGAACGGTGGTCGTGATTACTTATTGAAGAAACATGGTTTGAGTAAAGAAAATATTATTAAGACACTGAATGATAATTTCTAAAACTCCTTATCGTCTTTCTTTGTTTGGTGGTGGTACAGACTATCCAGATTGGTTTCAGTCAAGGCAGACTAAAATCATATCTGCTGCTATGGCGCATTATTGCTATATAAATCTAAAAGTTTTACCACCTTATTTTGATTATGTAAACAGAGTTATTTACTCTAAGATTGAGAGCGTATCAGATGTTTCACAAATAGACCATCCTTCTGTAAGGGAGTGTTTGAAATATTATGGTATACCTAACGGCGTTTCTATTACTCACGATGGCGATCTTCCTGCTCGTTCTGGCATTGGATCATCTTCTTCATTTACTGTTGGACTGATTCATGCCATACTCACATTACAAGGTAAATTACCAACACCATATGGCCTAGCACTAGATGCTATCAATATAGAACAAAATTATATTGGTGAATCTGTCGGTGTTCAAGATCAAATTATGGCAGCATATGGTGGCATCCGTGTTCTTGAACTTTCTGGTGCAAACATGAATGTTCGTGATCTAAGAATCAAAGATGATTATGTCTTAGACCTAGAAGAACACATCATGCTAGGTTTTTCTGGTATTGATAGATTTTCAAATGTACATGCCAAGCAACAAGTTGATGCAATCAAAGAAGGTAAGTCTAAAAAATTACTTGAAGAAATTACAACAATTACCGAAACAGCATTGCATATTTTTGAAAGTCATGGTAAAATAAAAGAGATAGGTGAACTACTGAAGTATCAGTGGAGTCGCAAACGACAACTCACGAACACTGTTACAACTGATTACATAGATACAATATACAATAAAGCCATCAATGCTGGCGCATACGGTGGCAAATTGATGGGTGCAGGTGGTGGTGGTTTCTTTATGTTTCTTGCACCACCTGATGCACATGAAAGAATCAAACAAGCAATACCTGAAATCAATGTATGGGTGCCTTTTAGATTTGATTTTGAAGGCTCAAAAATTATAATGGAGTGATGATGAAGTACCCTCTAATGTCAGATAATATTACTAGAGAAGATTTAGATTTGGTAATAGAACACCTTAAAAAAGATAATCCTAAACTTACAAACGGTCCAGAGTGCTATGCTTTTGAACAAGCATGGAGCAAATGGTTGGGTGTAAAATACTCTGTGTTTGTTAACTCAGGTGCTTCTGCTAATCTTTTATCAATGACAATGTTGAAGATTAAACATCCAGAAGGTGGTGAAGTCATCGTACCACCATTTACATGGGTGTCTGACATTGCATCTATTCTTCAATGTGGTTTCACACCAGTGTTTGTTGATATTGATTTAGATACACTTGGTATGAATGAGTTTGGTATACTCAATGCGATTACTGACAAAACACGTGCAGTATTTATTACGTATGCACAAGGCTTTGATTGTTTATCTGGCAGAGTATTAGAAGTGCTACGTCATCGCAACATACCTTTAATTGAAGATGTGTGTGAATCACATGGTGCAACACACAATGGTAAATTACTTGGCAGTTATGGTTGGATGTCAAATTTCTCATTCTACTTTGCACATCACATGTCTACTATTGAAGGTGGCATGGTATGTACAAATGATGAAGAAGTTTATCGCACAGTTCGTATGCTTCGTTCACATGGCATGGTTCGTGAATGTGGTGACTGGATAATGGCTGAAAAATATAAGGCAGAATATCCAGAGTTGAACTCAGACTTTATCTTTGCTTATGCTGCATACAATATGCGTAACAATGAGATTGGCGGCATACTTGGTCAAAATCAGTTGAAACATTTGGATGAAAATGTTAAACTACGAAATGAGAATCTTTTTTACTTCTTATCAAAACTAGATCAGAAGAAATATAAGGTGGACTTCAGATTGATTGGTTGTAGCAACTATGCGTTCAACATTGTTTTACAGCCAGAATATGCTAACAAAGATTTTGTAGAAAGACTGATGCATAAGATGCGTGATGAAGAGATTGAGTTTCGTCGTGGTTCAGCAGGTGGTGGTAATCAATTGAGACAGCCATATCTAAAAGGTATTGTACCTCAAGATCATTACGTGAAATATCCGAATACTGATCACATGCATTTTTATTCTTTCTATGTTGGTAACTACCCAACATTAAGCAAAATATCAATTGATGAAATAACAAATGTATTGAATAGGGTGTAATATGAATATATTAGTGACTGGTGGTGCAGGTTATATTGGCTGCATTCTGACTGAGTATTTGATGCAGATGAATCATGAAGTAACTCTTATTGACAACTTCATGTATAAACAAACAGGTTTAAATCATCTTTGTGAAAACAAAAAACTTACTATTGTAAATGGTGACATTCGTAATCCACATCACATGTCACCATTGCTGAAGAAAGCAGATGTCATTATACCTCTTGCCGCACTTGTTGGCGCACCGTTGTGCAATAAAGATGTTGTTGGTGCAGATACAACAAACAAAGATGCCATGTTCTGGATGTTGAATGCCGTTTCTGATGAACAGCGTATCATCATGCCGACAACCAACTCTGCATATGGTACAGGTGATGAAAATAATTTCTGTACAGAAGATTCACCACTGCGACCAATCTCAAAGTATGCTATTGATAAAGTTGCTGTAGAACAACGATTGATGGAACGTGAGAACTCAATCAGTTATCGTTTGGCTACAGTGTTTGGTATGTCACCACGTATGCGTACAGATTTGCTGGTAAACGATTTAGTTTATCGTGCAGTTAATGATGGATATGTAATCATCTTTGAAGGTCACTTCAAACGTAACTACATTCATGTTCGTGATGTATGTGAAGCATTTCTACATGCCATGTATCAGTTTGATGAAATGAAGAGCAACATCTACAATGTAGGTCTGTCTTCAGCAAATGTATCTAAATTAGAACTCTGTGACATTATCAAGAAACATATACCAACATTCACAGTTATAGAAGGCGATATCAAGAAAGACCCAGATCAACGTAATTACATTGTCTCTAATGAAAAATTAGAAGCAACAGGTTGGTTGCCTTATTATACAATAGATGATGGTGTAGAAGAACTCATCAAGGGATATACATACTTGAAGAATAACATTTACGGTAATGTATAATGACAACATCAAATCATTACGTCAACAACGCAGACTTTCTAGCAGCACTTATAAAATATAGAACAGATTGTGAAGATGCGAAGACTAATAGTAAACCAGAACCAAAGATACCAGATTACATTGGTGAGTGTTTTCTAAAGATTGCAGAACATCTATCACGTAAGCCAAACTTTATTTCATACACATATCGTGATGAAATGATATCAGATGGTGTAGAAAATTGTCTGATGTACTTTCGTAACTTTGATCCTGCTAAATCAAAAAATCCATTTGCTTACTTTACACAGATAATTTACTATGCGTTTCTGCGTAGAATTATGCGTGAAAAGAAACAACTATATGTGAAGTATAAAGCCACACAACAATTCGGTTTGCTTGATGAGGGTGAGATGTACGAAGATGAAAACGGTAACATGAAACAGTTTGAATTGTATGATAATATCTCAGAGTTTATTCACAACTTTGAGGAAAATAAGAAAAAGAAAAAGGAAAAGAAGTCGGAGGGACTTGAACAATTTCTAGATGATGATGTAGAATAATAATATGAAAATATGTGTGCTTGGTGATACTCATTTCGGTATGAGAGGTGACTCTTTAGATTTTCATAAATACATAGAGAAGTTCTATACGAACGTCTTTTTCCCCTATCTAAAGGATCACAATGTTACTACCGTTGTACAACTTGGTGATCTTTTCGACCGCCGTAAGTTTATTAACTTCAATTCACTCTATTTGTGTCGTGAATATTTCTTTGATAAACTTGCAGAAAACAACATCACATTCATCACGTTCCTTGGCAACCATGATGTTGCTTTCAAAAACACCCTACAGGTTAATTCATCCAAATTACTTTTAGACGGTTATGATAATATTACTGTACTGGATACTTTCAATACAATGCAGTTTGACGGTATTGATGTTGATCTGGTACCTTGGATATGCGATGATAACCAAGAAGAAATTCTTCAAAAACTAAAAGACTCTAAATCACAAATTGTCTTTGGTCATTTTGAAATAAAAGGTTTTGAAATGGACCGTGGCAACATTTGCCACGAAGGTGTTGACAAGTCACTGTTTAACAAGTATGATATAGTTTTGTCTGGCCATTTTCATCATCGTTCTGATGACGGTCATATTTACTATGTTGGTACACCGAATGAAATGACATGGGCAGATTATAATGACCCACGTGGCTTTGTTATCTTTGACACACATACCCGTGAGCAAGAGTTTGTTAAAAACCCATACAGAATGTTTCATAAGTTGAATTACAATGATGAACTTGAACATTTTGCTGAAGGATACAAATCTTCATTTATGAATTATTCGGATTATGAAGGTTGTTACGTCAAAGTTGTGGTAGTCAACAAAATAAACCCATTTTTATTTGACTTTGTAATTGATAGCATCTACAAGGCTGGTGCTGCTGACATATCCATAGTTGAAGACTTTACCGACACAACAGGTGATGTTGATCAAGAACTAATTGACCAAGCAGAAGATACGATGACGATTCTTTCGAAGTATATTGATAACATGACAATCAATGTGGAACCTGATAAACTCAAAAATATTATGCAGGAACTTTACGTTGAGGCTTTGAGTACCACTACTGAATGATATTATTTAAAACTCTGCGTTGGAAAAATCTGTTAAGTACAGGCAATTACTTTACCGAGATAGCACTTAACAGTAATGCTAACACATTAATAGTTGGTACAAATGGTTCTGGCAAATCAACAATGCTTGATGCCTTATGCTTTGGTTTGTTTGGCAAACCATTTCGTAATGTCAACAAACCTAATTTATTAAATAGTATAAACAATAGAGATTGTGTTGTTGAAATAGACTTTTCTATTGGTAATAAAGAGTTTAAGATTGTTCGTGGTATCAAACCAAACATTTTTGAAATCTACCAAGATACGGTTTTGCTGAATCAAGATGCGGCTGTAAGAGATTATCAAGACTATCTAGAGAGATTTATTCTCAAACTAAACTATAAGTCTTTTACACAGATCGTTATTCTTGGTTCAGCATCCTTTACACCGTTCATGCAGCTGTCTGCTGCTGACCGTAGAGCAATCATTGAAGATTTATTAGACATACAAATTTTTTCTACGATGAATAGCCTCATCAAAGAAAGACTGGCAACTAACAAAGATCAGACAGTATCAAAAAAGAATGATATAGCATTGTTGCTTCAGAAATATGAATTGAAGAAAGAACATCAAGACAAACTCAATCAAGACAATGAGGAGAAGGTAAAAGAGTATGAGAAAGAGATACTTCTGCACAGAGAAACCATACGCACCTTACATGATGACATTAACAATCTGGAGCAAGCCAAGCAAACCTTATCAGAAATCTGTGCTAAAATTCCTGAAAATGAAAAGAAGATTACAGCGTTTAAAAAAGTTGAATCTCAGATTGAAAGCAAAATATCCAAAGTGGGAACAGATAGAGAGTTCTATGAACACAATGCTGATTGCCCAACCTGTAGGCAAGCCATTACCTTGGAGTTTAAAGAGGGGCAACTCAGTGAACTTGGCACAAAAGAACACGAACTTGCTAGTGGTCTAGCGGAACTTCAGACAAAGATTACTGAACAAGAAAGTGTTGTTGCTGAACTGCGTGAGAAAGAAAAAGAACTATCAAATGTTCGTATTCAATTGGCAACAACACAAACTAGTGTAAAAGGTTTAAATGAATCGATTGCTAAACTAGAAAAACAAATCAAACAAGTACAAAAGCCCAAAGAAAACGTTGATGAAAATGAACTTGATATTATCAAGAAAGAAGTTGAACAAGCACAAGATGAACTAAAACAGTTGTTGGATGAAAAGGCATACTACGATGTTGCTTCTTCATTGTTAAAAGACACTGGTATCAAAACAAATATCATCAAACAATATTTGCCTGTAATAAACAAGTTGGTGAATAAGTATCTGACGAACATGGATTTCTTTGTGAACTTCAACCTTGATGAGTCATTCAAAGAGACAATTAAATCAAGACATCGTGATGAGTTTTCTTATCACAATTTTTCAGAAGGTGAGAAGCAGCGTATCGATATGGCACTGATGTTGACATGGCGTGCCGTAGCAAAACTAAAAAATTCTACTAATACTAATCTGTTGATACTAGATGAGGTGTTTGATTCAAGTTTAGATACAAGTGGTACAGAAGATTTGATGAAGATATTACACTCACTTGATGATGTAAATCTATTTGTTATCAGCCATAAGGGTGACATACTACAAGATAAATTTGCAAATACAATTCGATTCGATAAGGTAAAGAACTTTTCAAGGATAGTGAAATGAGTGAAAAATTAATTATTGATACCACTGCTGGTATACAACAAATAGAAAAGATTGATCCTCTTCGTGTGTTTGGTGAAGATTATCATATGCTCGGTCAAAAGATACCAGAATACACCGGTGGATTTCCTGCACCAGCATTAGTCACACTGGCTAAAAGACTGAAGATGACAATGAAACTTTATGCTGGATTAGGTTTATCAGCAAATCAATGTGGTGTTGCCGAAAGAATGTTTGTGATTGGCACAGAAGAATTTCAATTGGTGTGTATTAATCCCAAAGTTATAGATGAAGGTCCGTATGTAAAAGACAAAGAAGGTTGTCTTTCTTTTCCAGGATTGTTTTTGAATGTCGATAGACCATCATGGATTGAGGTAGAGTTCACAGACGAAAACGGCAGCTTAAATCAGGTAAAACTTCATGGGTTATCTGCACGTTGTTTTCTACATGAGCTTGATCATCTCAACGGAGTAAGATATACTAATCTTGTGAAGCCTCTTGCGTTGAAAATGGCAAGACAAAAGGCAAACAAAATCGTAAAGAAAATTGTTCGTAACAACAAGAAACAAAAAGATAATGCTATTTACTCCTGAAGACTACCTTGATCTAATTGGTGATTGGAAAGACCCTAATCCAGCACCAATCATTGAAATGCGTGATGGTGTTGCTGTAGTACGAGATGATCTTTTAAATTATGGCAGCAAAATACGATTTGCTGATTACTTTATTGGCCATGCATCCGAAAATAAAAATATAAAAGAATGGGTGTATGGTTCTTCTCCTGCAACTGGTTATGCACAAATAAGTTTGCCTGTGATATGTAAAAGATACAATAAAAAAACAGTATTATTCATGGCAGAACGTAGTCTAGACAAACTACACCCATATCAAAAACTAGGTTTAGAACTTGGTGCAGAATATCATTGGGTTTCATCTGGTATGTTGAATGTAACTGAGTCACGTGCCAGAAAATATGTGGCAGAGAAACCAGAAGAAAGAGCGTTATTACCTCTTGGTTTATATCATGACACTGTAATCGCATCAATTATTAAAGTTGCTAGGTCTATGCCTATAAACCCAAAAGAAGTTTGGTCGGTGGGTTCATCAGGTACATTGACAAGAGGCTTGCAATTAGCATGGCCTGATGCTACAATACATGTAGTTCAAGTTGGACATAAGATGTCTGATAGAGAAATCGGTCGTGCTATTCACCATGTTTCACCGTACAAGTTTGACAAACCGGTAAAAGAAAATGATGTGCCACCATTTCCATCAGCACCTACATATGATGCAAAAGGTTGGAGTGTTATGAAAAACTATCAAAAAATTCATGGTCAATCACGTGATGTACTTTATTGGAATGTAGCAGGATGAAATATTTTTACGAACGAAACACAGAGTTTTTAGAGTCTGACATAAACAAAACATTTGATCAAGTGTTGTTAATGACGAAGGATGAGTTTCGTCAATGGATTATAGACCTTCGTAAATCAATTGTTACTAATTGGGATGTGAGAGGTAACCCACCACGTGTTGGTTACAATGAACAAGAAATCATTGATCAGTTCAATGAGTTGACTTCTTTTCCAACATGGAAGTTTGAAGAGACTGATGAACTAACAAATGAAAAAGATATAATTCGCAATACCAGCCTTGTTGGCAATGCCGTCAATCAGTGGTTTCCAACAATGATGAAGACAAAGATTAACTATTCCAAAAAAGTTGAGAATGGTAAATCTATCTATGATTACTTTGCACGTGATGACTTGCTAGAAAACTTTTTGATATATGCTTCTAGACATTTCAAAAGAGACTCTTTCTATCATCACTCACTGCCCATTCGTGCAGGTCACATGATTCAAATAGGCACAGCACAGTTTGTACCTAATTCTGTAAAAGAATTTGTTGATTGGTTTGAATCTGTTGCACGTGGCTATGGCACACATGGATATTGGCTAGACCCAACAGAAAAAGAAAATTATACGGGATACAATGTAAACTTAAAAGAATCAAAAGATGCTGAGTTCATGCTCACACGTGATGACATTGCTTCACTGAACATACCAGAAGAATGTCTTACAAATATTGATGCCAAAGATGGTGTAAACACATATCGTATTCGTCTGTATGAGAAAGGACAAAAACTTTTTCCAGCCGGCTTCAAAGCTTTCCGTGTGTCGTTCTGTCAGTATGCGGTCAACTTCCCTCCATTAACAGCCAAATACTTGTACGAACGATATACGGAACCCTTTAAGAATCAAGAACAGATTGTTATCTATGATCCTTCTGCTGGATGGGGTGGCCGTTTACTTGGTGCTATGTCTATTGATGACAGTCGTAACATACATTACATTGGAACTGATCCAAACACTGATCACAACACACCTGATGGTAGAACAAAGTATCATCAAGTAGCAGATTTTTTTAATACAAAAACTTATCGTGCTATGGGATTGTTTCCAAAGACACACACATACGAAATATTTCAACATGGTTCGGAAGAAATACACAATGACCCCAAGTTTCAAAAGTATAAAGGTAAGTTAGATTTAATCTTTACTTCACCACCTTACTTTATGAAAGAGGCTTACTCAGAAGATGATACTCAGTCATACAAAAAGTTCGGTCAGTATGAAGCATGGCGTGATGGTTTTCTTCGTCAAACATTACAAACTTGTGCAGAGTATTTGAAACGAGATAGATACTTACTGTGGAATATTGCTGATGTAATCTTCGACAAAACATCTTTACCTTTGGAAGAAGATTCGATCAACTTTCTGAAAGAGTTCGGCTTGGAATATAAGGGCAAGTTAAAAATGGCACTTGCACAAATGCCAGGTGACAATCGTGTTGACCCTGAGACAGGTCTACCCAAGACTAAAAACTATTGCAAAGTTAATAACTTGTGGTTAAAATACGAACCAATATTCGTCTTTTATAAGCCTTGACAAAGTTTGAACTGTAGGGTATACTATATGAATGTTCTCTGACGAACAAAAACGTTGTCAATCTTGCAACACTTGACAAAGTTCAGCATATCGTATATAATGTTAGTTCAATGACAGTCGAGGTTATCGAATGAGCAACATTCAAAATCAAAAGTCCGGTCTTGCCAAACTTATGGCAACCGAGAATCTTGTCGTTCAACATGCTAAAGTATTTACAGCATCGTTCGACCCCAAAAATCGTGTTCTAACTTGCCCTATTTGGGAAAAAATGTCTGGCGATCTTTATGACTTATTGATGGGTCATGAAGTTGGTCACGCTATCGACACACCTGCTGATGGTTGGCATGGTGCTGTACACAATCGTGGTGCAAACTACAAAGGCTTTTTGAATGTAGTTGAAGATGCACGTATTGAGAAACGACAGAAACGCCGTTATCCCGGTCTGCGCCGTTCGTTTGTCAACGGCTTCAATGAACTGATGGAAAAAGATTTCTTCGGCTTGAAAGGTCGTAGTGTCAATTCGTTACCGTTCATTGATCGTTTGAATATCTACACAAAGTCTAGTTACTCTTTGCCTGATGTTCGTTTCAATGCAAAAGAACAAGAGTTTGTTGATCGTGTTCAAGAATGTGAAACTTGGGATGATGTTCTCAAACTTACCAATGAGATTTGGGATTACTCAAAAGAAGAACAATCACAGACTAATACACCTCAAGACAACTTCGGCTTTGGTGATGAAGGTGATGATTATGAAACCAATCCTGGTTCAAATGAAGGTGATGCTGAGACTGATGGACAAGGTGAACAAAAGTCTAAGACTAAAGCCAAAGGTGAAGATGGTGATCAAGAAACAGAATCATCGTCAAGTGATGGTGAACAATCTGATGAAGATGGTGATGTTGACGGCGAAACTAAAAACGAATTAGTTCGTAACAAAGAATCACAAAGTGTAAATGAAGATCAATCATCTTCTGAGCCACGTTGTGAAACTGATGAAAACTTCCGTCAGAATGAAAACAAACTCATTGCTAAAAACGCACGTGAGTATCGTTACATTGATATTCCTAAGCCTAACTTGGCAAGAATTGTTACACCAGCAAAACGTGTTCAAGAGGTTCTGACTAAAGAATTTTCAGAGCAACGACCAGAATCATATGAAACGGTTGCTAACAGTCTATACAATGATTTTCGCCGTAAGAATGAGCGATTCATTTCACTGTTAGCAAAAGAATTCGAAATGCGTAAGGCTGCTGATAAGTTTTCTAAAGCCAAAGTATCGTCAACTGGTGACATTGATATTAGTCGCATTTTCAAATATCAAATTGATGATAACATTTTCAAGAAAGTGATGCGTGTGCCAAAAGGCAAATCGCATGGTCTTGTTTTGTTGCTTGATAAGTCTGGTTCAATGTCCGATAATCTGTCTGCATCATATGAACAGATTTTGATTCTGGCTATGTTTTGCCGTAAAGTAAACATACCATTCACTGCTTATGGTTTTGGTAATGCTGATCATGTTCGTTGCAGCATTGATTATCCCGGTGAAGAAATCGATTACACAAGCAAAACATCGGAATGTTTTTCAGAAAACAACAATGAAATGTGGTTGTCATCTGTGTATCTGCGTGAGATGATCAATTCTAAAATGAGCAACTCAGAATTTTCTAAAGCAGTCAAGAATATTCTGTGCCTTATGGATGCTTGGCATTCCGGTCGTTATGCTGGTGGTAGAAATTTTAATCGACCACCTTCAGATTCATTGTCGAATACGCCAATGACTGAGGCATTGATTGCTTGTCAACCAATCATCAATGAGTTTCGCACCGTCAACAATCTTGACATTGTGAATCTGTGTGTAGTACATGATGGTGATGCTGACGATATCAATTCGTTTCATGTGACCAACAATGTTGGCACTGGCTCACGTAACTTTTTCAACTCTGATTATCAAAACGTTTTTCTGTGTGATAAGAAAAACAAGATTCAACAAGAGATGACCCAAGGTGAAGACAGTGTGCGTATTGCTATTGCTAAATGGTTGACCAAAACAACTGGTGCGAAAATCATTGGTTTTTATTTGGCACCTCAACAAGCATTGAAAGGTGCTGTACGCCGCCGTTTACACAATGCTGAACTTGATGAATTGCGTAAAAATGAACGGCAAAATTTCTTACAAATAAGAGATGCTTACATGAAGTACATCAAAATTGTTCGTAAGGAAAAGTTTCTTGAATCAAAGAATCCTGGTTACGAATCATTCTTTATTCTGCCTGGTGGTTCTGATTTGAGTATTGATGATGAAGACTTTACGGCACCAGAAAAAGTTACCACAACTTCTTTGACTAAGGCATTCAGTAAGTTTACTAAGAATCGTCAAGTCAATCGTGTTCTGGTATCACGTTTCATTGGTATGATAGCAGTTTGATAACAAACCGCTACTTGACAAAGTGGCGGTTTTCCTTTATAATGGTAGTTCCTAATGTGAAATGGAGTTTATATTATGTCAAGTCGTGCCGAAAAACGCCAGAAACTTATTGATGCTCTTATTGCAACAGGTAAGTCTCAGCTGACGTTATCAGAAGTGAAAGATGTTGCTGCTGATGCTGGCCTTGCTATTCCGTACTGGTTCACTAATGAAGAGTCTAATAAGATCAAACGTGGCGTATATCGTGTTCCTAGTGCGTCTAATGCATCACCTGCGATCAATCTAGCAGCACAAGTGATACCAATGACAAAACCAGAAAACAACTCAGGTAATCGCATTGCAAATGTGACAACTGATTTGGAAGTTGAAAATTTGATACCTTATCAATATGACAACTATGTACCTTTTGGTAACTTTGAAGATGTGTTGTCAATTGTGAAATCAAAGCAGTTCTTTCCTGTGTTCATTACTGGTCAATCTGGTAATGGTAAGACTATGAGTATCGAACAGGCTTGTGCTAAAGCAAAACGCAAATTTGTTTGCGTATCAATGACACCCGATTCTGATGAGGGTGACTTGCTTGGTAACTATGTTCTAATCAATGGTCAAATGGAATGGCGTGACGGTCCTGTGACTGTTGCTGCTCGTCAGGGTGCTGTACTCTGTATTGATGAGATTGATTACGGCGCACAAAACTTATCGTGCTTGCAACGTGTACTTGAGGGTAAGCCATTCTTGCTAAAGAAAAAGAATGAGTTGGTTACACCCGCATCCGGCTTTACTGTGTTTGCTACTGCGAATACGAAAGGTAAAGGCTCTGAAGATGGTCGTTATATGTTTACCAATGTGTTGAATGAGGCGTTTCTTGAACGTTTTCCTAACACAATGGAACAACAATGGCCACCTGCTAAAGTTGAAGAAAAGATTGTCAACAAAGAACTTGATTCAGTAAATCGTTCTGATAACGTGTTTGCCAAAAATCTAGTGTCTTGGGCAAATGTAATTCGTAGCACGTTTGATGATGGTGGTTGCGATGAAGTTATTTCAACCCGCCGTCTAGTTCACATTGTTAAAACTTTCGGTATCTACGGTGATAAGAAAAAAGCAATTGAGTATTGCTTGAATCGTTTTGATGCCGATACTAAGATTACCTTCCTTGATCTGTATACTAAGATTGATGCCGGTATTGATCCTAATGCTGCACCAGTTGTTACCGATGAAGTACCGGTGACTACTTCTGAAGAACAACCGTTCTAAGGCAGTAATTCACTATTGCCTGAGAGAGTGTTGACACACTCTCTCTTTTTTTATATAATGTTAAGTATGTAGAGAAAAGTCGCCTCTACTTTTTGAATTTTTGTGCGACTAATTTTTAATGGAGTAAGTTGATGAGTAAGTCAGTTAAAGAAAAAATCCTTGCGTATCTTTCCAAGGACTCTGGTTACAATACTTTAACACCAGCACAAGCACGTGCCCGTTTTGGTATTAAAAATGTGGGTGCCCGCATTGAAGAACTTCGTTCAGAAGGTCATTGCATCTACACCAACAAACGTGTGTTGGATGACGGTCGCACCGTTACTATCTATCGTCTTGGTAAACCAACTAAGGCAATGGTAGCAGCAGCACATGCTGCATTAGGCGGTGAGGCCTTTGCCTAAATTAGGCTAAAAACTGGTGGAGTGAGAGCATATATATTATGTGTTCTCACTCTTTTTTATGGATAGATTATGCAAATACAAGTCGATATTGAACAACTAAGAAAAAATAAACTGTTCATTGCCACACCCATGTATGGTGGAATGAATCACGGTCTGTACATGAAATCATGTCTTGACCTTCAAACCGTTATGATTCGTTACGGTATTGAAACAAAGTTTTCCTTCCTCTTCAACGAATCTCTCATCACAAGAGCAAGAAATTATCTAGTAGATGAGTTTCTACGCACAGATTTTACACACATGATGTTTATCGATTCGGATATTCATTTTGATCCGAACGATGTTGTTGCCTTACTTGCACTTGATAAAGATGTAATTGGTGGTCCATATCCAAAGAAGTCAATCAATTGGAGTAATATTGCTGAGACTGCTCGTCGTCATCCAGATTTAAACCCAAGAGAACTTGAGAATCTTGTTGGTGAATATGTATTCAATGTGGTGAAAGGCACACAACAATTTCAAGTATCTGACCCACTTGAAGTGATGGAGATTGGCACAGGTCACATGATGATTAAACGTGGTGTGTTCGATAAAATGAAGGATGCTTATCCTCAAATCAAATACAAACCCGACCATGTTGGTCAAGCACACTTTGATGGTTCACGTTACATTCATGCATACTTTGATACGGTGATTGACACAGCCGATTCTTGTGTTGGTGGAGGCTCTGAACGTTATCTATCAGAAGATTACATGTTCTGTCAGATGTGGCGCAAGATTGGTGGACAAGTTTGGTTATGTCCTTGGATGAAGACACAGCATATTGGTACATACGCATTTACTGGCAACATGCCCGCCGTTGCTCAGTATACTGGTAGACTGTGATAGATTACAAGTACAGTGAAGACCGTATTCTTAAAGACATAAAAGAATACGTTGATAAGACATACGGTCAACACTACTCACTAAACAAATTCCAAACTTCAGAATTCATCATTGATTGTGGGCATGGTGAAGGATTCTTTATTGGTAACATCATCAAATACGCACAACGATACGGCAAAAAGAACGGCTACAATCGTGATGACTTGATGAAAGTTGTACATTATGCTATAATGGCCTTACACAACCATGATTTGACGAGGAAATAAATTATGAAACTTTCAAATGAAACTTTGTCTGTGTTGAAAAACTTTGCTAGTATCAATCAAGGCATTGTTTTCAAACCAGGTAAAACAATTCGTACCATCTCTACACACAAGAATATTCTTGCCGAGGCTGTTGTCTCTGAAGAGATTCCAAAAGAGTTTGGTGTATATGATCTAAACAACTTTTTGTCCGTTCTTTCTCTTCACAAAGAAGAGCCGGTCATTGACTTTGATGAGGCAAATGTACTCATCTCTGGTTTGCAAGGTCGTAGCAAAATCAAATATCGTTTTTGTGCCACTAGCATGATTGTTGCAGCACCAGACAAAAATCTGGAACTGGACAATCCAGAAATCAAGTTTGATTTGAGTGCTGAAGACTTTGATTGGATTCTACGTGCAGCCAATGTTCTGTCTTCACCACACATTGCCGTTGAATCTGATGGAAGCAAAATCTCTGTGACTGCATTTGATTCACAGAATGATGCAGCACACACTGAGTCTTTAGAAGTTTCAAAAAGTAATGGTAACAAATACAAAATGCTCTTCAAAACCGAAAACTTGAAGATGCTTTCTGGTGCTTATGCAGTTACAATATCCTCAAAAGGCATTGCACATTTCAAGCATAAGTCAATGAACATTCAGTATTGGATTGCAACTGAAGCTGGTTCAAAATATGAGAAAGGTTAATCATGGGTAAGTTCGTTGTTTTTACTAATGCATCATCAAACTTTGACGGTGATTCAATTGCTATCAACAAAGACATTGTTGCTTCCGTCTTTGAGTTGATTCAGCCGGATACGAATGCTCAATTGCAGCCAAGAACTGTCATTTATGGTGTCAACAACATTGATTGGCAAGTTAAAGAACCATATCTTGAAGTTCTTGCAAAATTGAACGCTGACTGATATAATATATTACATTATGATTTTTGTGAAAGGTTACCATGGAACATCTTCTGTGGACAGAAAAGTATCGGCCACGAACAGTGGAAGATTGTATTTTACCAGAACGCTTGAAGGCAACATTTCAAGAATACGTGAATCAGAAGGAGATACCAAATCTCCTTCTGGCTGGTGGAGCGGGCGTGGGCAAGACTACAATCGCCAAGGCCATGTGCAACGAAATCGGTTGCGACTACATGATAATCAATGGTTCTGATGAGAACGGTGTTGATACGATTCGTGTCAAAATTAAAAACTATGCATCATCTATTTCTCTATCTGGCGGCCGAAAGGTTGTCATTCTAGATGAAGCAGACTATCTAACACCAAACGCACAAGCAATTCTGCGTAATGCGATTGAAGAGTTTGCTGCAAACTGTTCTTTTATTTTCACTTGTAACTACAAAAACAAAATCATTGACCCACTACACAGTCGTTGTGCAGTCATTGAATTTAATTTGAAGAATGGTGAAAAGCAAAAGATGGCCGGTGCTTTCTTCAAACGCATCACACACATACTCAATACAGAGAAAGTTGAATTTGACGAAAAGGTAATTGCTGAAGTAGTCAAGAAACACTTTCCAGATTTTCGTCGTGTTATTAATGAACTACAACGCTATTCCAAACTCGGCAAGATTGATGTAGGCATCCTCTCTCAGATTGGTGATATCTCTATCACACAGATTGTCAAACATCTGAAAGAAAAAGACTTTACATCCGTCCGTAAATGGGCAGCAAGTACAGACATTGATAACACGACATTCTTTCGCAAACTCTATGATGCTTTGTATGACATTGCAAAGCCTCAGAGTATACCACAAGCAGTTCTAATTCTTGCCGACTATCAATACAAGCAGGCATTCGTTGCTGATCATGAAATCAATCTTGTTGCTTGTCTGACGGAAATCATGGCGAATGTGGAGTTCAAATGAGCAATCCGTTTGACTATGCCACAGCCATTCTACAGACTAAAAAGCAACTGATTGTAGATGACTTAACTGAGAGAGACTACAATCCGTTTCTAGTAAATCGAGCCATATCTCAGCACAAAGACTGTCTGGTCTTTGCGAATGAGATGAATAGTAGGCACTATCTTGAAAAGAAACTACAGTTCGACTATTTACTAAATACTGTCAGGTCTATGAAAAGACCGTTTGCGAAGTGGGCTAAGGCTGAAAAAAACGATGATTTGGAATGTATCAAAATGGTCTATGGCCTGTCCGACTCCAAAGCACGTGAGGCTTTGCGACTACTGAGCAAAGAAGAAATCCAAAAACTAAAAGAAGAAACCTCTATAGGTGGGTTAAGGAAATGACATGGTTGATCTATCTAAGTTTGTTGAAGTTGTCTTGCCGAATCAAGATGACTTTTTAAAAGTTCGTGAGACACTCACAAGAATCGGTGTCTCAAGTCGTAAAGAAAGAGTGTTGTATCAATCTTGCCATATATTGCACAAGCAAGGCAAGTATTACATTGTACACTTTAAAGAACTGTTTGCTTTAGATGGTAAGTTATCTACAATTACCGAAAATGATATACAAAGACGTAATGCTATTGCCAATTTACTTGAAGAATGGGGCTTGCTAAAAATTATAAACTATGATATAATTGAAAACAACATGGCGCCAATTCATCAAATTAAAATCATCTCTTTCAAAGAGAAAGATGATTGGGAATTAGTTGCTAAATATAACATAGGTAAAAAAGGTAGAACCGAATAATGGTGGCATATCATGAACAAAGTGAAAAACAATGCAATCAAACTGATTAATAAGTATACCAAAGAAGAAGTGTATACTAGGGATTACGACAACGTGATTAAAGAAGGTAGTAACGAGTTTATTAAAGTCTTTAGTCAAAGTAATCCCCAAAGAACTTATCTTGTCAACCGCACAGCATTTGTGGTTGCAAGTAAGTCGTGATGCCTTCGGGGTCACGTAATTTAACTTGCTTAAAAAGGAGAAAACTATGACAGTAGGACGTATTGCTTTTGGACCATTGTTTCATCAGACACTTGGCTTCGAAAACTTTATTCGTGATGTAGAATCAATTCTAAACGAAACTAAACCAGTAAATAACTTTCCACCACATAACATCATCAAACTAGACGAGAATAAGTATGCGGTAGAACTTGCTGTTGCTGGTTTCAGTAAAGATGAAATTGATATTCAGGTACAAGAAAATACATTGACTATCAAAGGTGAAAAGATTGAAGGAACACCAAACTTGGAATATCTACATCGTGGTATTGGTACACGTTCTTTCACTAAGTCAATCACTATTGCTGACACCATTGAAGTAAAGGGTGCAGAATACAAAGATGGTATTCTACGCATTGGACTTGAGAACATCGTTCCAGAGCATAAGAAACCACGTAAGATTGAGATTGGTAATGAACTCAAAACATTTCAGCCTCAACTTCTACAAGAAGAAAAACAGGCTGCGTAATGAGTGGGGCGCAAGCCCCACTTTGAAAGATACATGATGAACAAAGACTTACGATCATATCTCAAAATCTATTCTGATTGGCTCATACCAGAAGTGTGTGAAGAGACTGTTGACGAACTAGAACTAGTAGAGGGTCAGTTTCAAACACATCAATTTTATGATTATCATAACAATTCCAATCATTCGTATGAACACGAACTTGCCGTTACATGGTCAAATGTAAAACACAAAGAATACATTATGCAAAGAATTTGGGATGGTCTACAAAGATATCACCAAGAACTTGCGGAATGGGGTTGCGATTGGTATGCTTCTTGGCAAGGATACACCGAGGTTCGTTTTAACCGTTATCGTGAAGACACGCAGATGAAACTTCACTGTGATCACATTCATTCAATGTTTGATGGTCAGCGCAAAGGTATACCAACACTCACTGTTCTTGGTGGTTTGAATGGCGGATATGAAGGTGGTGATCTGGTGTTTTGGCAAGATACACCCATAACTTTGAAGGCAGGTGAGATTATGATTTTCCCATCAAACTTTCTTTATCCACACAGAGTTGACTTAGTGACGAAAGGCACACGATACTCATACGTTTCTTGGACATGGTAATGAAACCCAATCAAAATTTTAAAATGAAAAAAGACTTGAAGATTTTACTGTCAAGTCTTAAAGGTGAACATAAATTTGACTACAAACGTGAGATGATTCAAGCAATCATTGCACCACGTATTGAGTTCAAGAAGAAGAGAAAAGAAGAGACACAAGATGACTGATCTACTAATGGTAAGTCATTTTCATAAGGACTTTCCTTTTAATCACGAATCGTCTTGGTTGAAGGCTGCGTATGCTGGTAGTCATGCACCATATGGTTGGCATCCACCGGGACCAGGTAACTGGATAAACACTTCTCATCACAAGAGTGTGTATGAATATCGTCATTATTATGGTACACGTAGTGAAGATGAGTTTCTTCGTGCTTTAGGTCAACAAGCATCCGAGTATTATTTGTGGAAACACGCACGTGCTGACTTCATCGGGTGTACAACATATCGTCGTTATCTTGACTTCAAAGGCGACTTAGACAAGAATGTGTTGAAAGCAGCAATGCCACCCACAAAAGAAAGTGCTGATTACATGGCTTCTGACGAACAGAAAGCAGCAGCACTGAAACTTCTTGAAACACATGATGCAATCACAAATCCAATTACACCATTGCCTTATTCTGTTCGTACACAATACTTACAATCACAACCAGAAGAGTATCTAAATCTGTTTCTTGAAGGCATTGAAAAATTATTGCCAGATTACAGAGACAGTATGCAGTGGTGGGATGAGAATGGCGCAAGTTTTGAAACGTGTTACGTCATGCGTAAACAATTATTCAGAAAGTATGCATCTGAGTTATTCGAAATATTAGAATACGTGTGGCAAAATACAAATAAAGTATATCCAACACAAACTACAACATCAGAGCCACTACCGTGGCGTTATCCAGGATTCTTAGGTGAAAGATTCTTGCCATTCTTCTTACATGCTAATCAAGCATCGGTGGCTAGAAAAGCACTTGTGATATTAGAGTAATCGGAAACATTTTTTCGTCGTGCCTTACGAGTGAAGTGAGTGCTTACATCTATGAAAGAAAAATTTATACAAGCCCACATGAAGGCAGCAGAAGTCTATGCTGAACTTTCTACCGCAAAAAGATTACAAGTTGGCTGTGTAATCGTCAAAGACAACACAATTATCGGTATTGGATATAATGGCATGCCATCTGGCTGGGATAACAATTGTGAAGATGTTGAATACATTCTCAAAGAAGAATGCCGACAAAGTGATAAATTCATGATGCATAATGGTTATACTGAAACTGCACATGGATGGTCAAAACTACATTCTAAGCCAGAAGTGCTTCATGCCGAATCAAACTGTCTTGCGAAAGTTTCTCGGTCAACGAACTCAAGTGAAGGGGCAACAATGTTTATTACCCACGCACCGTGCTTGGAATGTGCTAAAATGATATATCAGTCAGGAATCAAGGAGGTCTATTTCAAAGAAACCTACAGAAGTGAATCAGGTATTGAATTTTTGAAAAAATGTGATGTTAAAGTTATTCAATGTAAGGAGTAAGTTATGAGTAATATTACAAAAGTGGCTAAACAACTGGCTGAAACAAACACTAAACTTCCTAAAGCATACAAGTATGATCTTGTAATCCGTGAGTTTGATGACAAGGTTGAGTTGATTGGCCTTGTTGATGATCCGACATATGACATTGCCGACTTTGTTGGTCGTGAAATGTTGTTTCCAAAAAAGTGGGTAACACTTGATGTTTATGAACCATCTACAAAGGTAACAGTATGAGTGAAATAGTTTGTATTACATTTAAAACACATCAAACAATTATTGGTGAAGTCACTGAACAAGGTGACGATATTGTAGTAAAAAATCCAATGCAAGTGATTGCTGTGCCACCACGTGCCGCAAATGATCCTGGTGGTGTTGGTTTTGCACCATACCTTGCATTTGTTGAAGAGTTTGACAAAGGCATCAAATTCAAGTATGATGATATTTTAACAGTCAATACACCTGTGACCGATTTACTATCTCAATACAGAAAAATGTTCAGTCGCATTGAGATAGCACCACCAGGTCTTAAACTTTAATGTCAAAATACTATACAAATGTTTGTGTCCACGGCAATAACATTCTTTTTCGTGGAGTAAACAATGGGCGGAGAGTAAAGAGCAAAGTCAAATACTCTCCGTCTTTGTTTGTGCAATCTAATAAACCATCTCAGTGGCGTTCATTGTTCAATGAGCCACTAGAGCCTATGACTTTTGATACTATTCGGGAGGCACGTGATTTTGTCAAACGTTACGAAGATGTTTCAAACTTTAAAATCTACGGCAATACACGCTATGAATACGCCTTCATTGCTGACAATTTTAGAGGCATTATTGATTGGGATATTTCTCATCTCTCTGTCGTATTCATAGACATTGAGGTTGGTTCAGAAAATGGTTTTCCCGATCCATACAAGGCTACTGAGCCTATTACAGCAATCGCCATTCATCAATTGAATGGCGGTACTACAGTTTATGGTTATGGTAATTATGGGGTGAAAGGTGAAGAAACTTACGTTCGTTGCGAAGATGAAATCGATTTGTGTGAACGGTTTATTGCTGACTGGTCAAGCAATTGGCCTGACGTTGTTACTGGTTGGAATATCAAGTTCTTTGATGTTCCTTACCTTGTCAATCGTTTCACACGTTTATTTGGGGATGATGTAGTAAATAAGTTGTCGCCATGGTCAGTCTATTCGGAAAGAAAGACCATGTTCAAAGGTAAAGAGCAAACTGTTTATGACTTGATTGGTATTTCTGTTCTTGACTATCTTGAATTGTATCAATGGTATGCTCCCGGTGGCAAAAACATTGAGAACTATCGATTAGAAACTGTTGCTAGTGTAGAACTTGGTGAAAGCAAACTATCATATGATGAGTATGATAATCTACATCAACTCTACAGACTTGATCATCAAAAGTTTATTGAGTATAACATCAAAGACGTTCATCTTGTGTTGAAACTGGAAGACAAGTTGAAGTTGGTTGAACTTGCTCTTACTCTGGCATATGACACTAAAACAAATTATGATGATGTCTTTGCTCAAACAAGAATGTGGGATGCACTGATCTATAACTATCTGTTAGAGAAAAAAATTGTTGTTCCACCACGCCGTGTTGCAAAGAAGAGTGAAGCATTTGAAGGTGCATATGTCAAAGAACCACAGATTGGTTTACACAATTGGGTTGCATCATTTGACTTGAACAGTCTGTATCCGCATTTGATTATGCAATATAATATCTCACCAGAAACATTAGTTGAGAAAGAAGACTACACAGATGACATGCGCCGCCTTTCAACACAAGCATCAGTAGAAAGTTTGCTTGACAGAGAACTTGACACAAGTGTGATGAGCAATGTAACCATCACACCTAACGGTCAATTCTTTCGTACAGACAAACAAGGTTTCTTGCCAGCAATGATGATTGAGATGTATGAAGATCGCAAGAAGTTTAAGAAGTTGATGTTGAAAGAGCAGCAAGATTATGAAAATGAAAAAGATGTATTGAAGAAAAAAGAAATTGAAAAGTTGATTGCAAGATATAACAATCTTCAGTTGGCTAAAAAAGTTTCATTGAACTCTGCTTATGGTGCGATGGGTTCACAGTATTTTCGGTTCTATGATTTGAGACAAGCACTTGCTGTTACACAAGCAGGCCAATTGTCAATTCGTTGGATTGAAAACAAACTCAACGAATATCTAAACAAATTATTAAAAACCGATAAAGATTATGTTATTGCTTCAGATACAGATTCGATCTATCTCAATCTTGGTCCATTGGTTGATTCTGTCTATAAACAGAAGCCATCGACTGAGAAAGTTATCACCTTCATGGACAAAATCTGTGAAGAGAAAATTCAACCTTACATTGATGAAAGTTATCAGACTCTTGCTGAGTATGTTCACGCATACGACCAAAAGATGCAAATGAAACGTGAAGGGTTGTCCGACAAAGGCATTTGGACAGCAAAGAAACGTTATATTCTGAATGTGTACAATAACGAAGGTGTACAATATGCAAAACCCAAACTCAAAGTTATGGGTCTTGAGATGGTCAAGTCATCAACACCTACCGTTGTGCGTGATAAAATGTACAAACTAGTTGATCTAATTGTAAACACCGATGAAGAAACAGTGCAACAATTTATTGCTGACTTCAGAGAAGAGTTCAAAAAGTTGCCTGTTGAAGATATTTCTTTTCCACGTGGTTGTAATGGCTTGAAAGAATATGCTGATTCTGCTACAATATACAGAAAAGGCACACCAATTCATGTGAAGGGTGCAATACTGTATAATCATTTCCTTAAACAGCACAACTTGTTGACTAAGTATCCTTTGATACAAGAAGGTGAAAAGTTGAAATTCGCCTATCTCAAAACACCAAACCCGTTTAGAGATACAGTCGTTTCTTTTCCAACAAGACTACCAAAAGAGTTTGGTCTGCAAGAATATATTGATTATGAAACACAGTTTGAAAAGTCTTTCGTTGAGCCAATTAAATTGATTCTTGACTGCATTGGTTGGAAGACAGAGAAGCAATACACACTTGAAAGTTTCTTCACGTGATACATGTAATACTACCATTTTTGACTGCTATTGCCTTATCGGGTATTGCTGCATACTACTCGGTAATTGGTCTTGCTCAGATATTTCCAGGTTCATACTGGCCTATCATCATCATGGGTTCTGTGCTTGAAGCAGCAAAACTGGTAACTGTATCATGGGTATACAATCACTGGAAGACAACTTTCTCTGCACTCAAACTTTATTTTCTTATTGCAGTCGTGTTGTTGATGGGTATCACATCAATGGGTATCTTTGGTTATCTGTCAAAAGCACACATTGAACATTCAAGCACAATAGCACCACAAGCAGCAAAGGTAGAAATCTATGATGAAAAGATCAAAGTTATTCAATCGCAGATCGAAAGGAACAACAAGAACCTTGAACAATATGATGCGGCTGTCGATCAAGTTATGGGTCGCTCGAAAGACGAAAAGGGTGCCGAACGGGCGAATCAGATCCGCAAAGCCCAACAGAAAGACCGTGAGAGAATCACTGCTGAGACTAAGAGGTTACAAAAAGAGATACAGTCGCTTACGGAGGAAAGGTTTCCTTTATCCTTGGAAGTTAAAAAGGCTGAATCAGATTTGGGGCCTATAAAATATGTTGCTGAAGTAGTTTATGGCACACAAGATAGAGACTTAATTGATAAAGCAGTTCGACTGGTCATCTTTGTCATCATTATTGTGTTTGACCCATTAGCGGTATTGTTATTGATAGCAGCAAATCAAACATATCGACGAATCAAAGAAGACAGAGGTGACATTGAGCCAATCAAAAGGGTAGTAAAGAAGAAAAAACTTGACAGCACACCATCACGTACATTAGAATCATTCTTTGTAGATGATAAACATACGGTAATACCAAAAGATAAAATTGCAGACATTGGAGATATAAATGAGCGTACTTGATAAACTAAAGAAAGCATCAACGATCAAAGAAACATCGGTGCTTTCTAAATCTAAGTTTTTTACAGACAAAGACATGATTCAAACTGATGTGCCAATTGTGAATGTTGCGCTATCAGGTAATCTAGATGGTGGTTTGACACCTGGGCTGACGATGTTTGCTGGTCCATCAAAACATTTCAAAACAGCATTTGCTTTGCTCATGGCAAAATCATACATGAAAAAGTATGAAGATGCTGTTGTTTTGTTTTATGATTCTGAGTTCGGCACACCACAAAGTTACTTTGATGCTTTTGATATTGACACTGAACGTGTGCTACACACACCAATTACTGATGTTGAACAGTTGAAACATGACATCATGAATCAGTTACAGAATATTGAAAAGACTGACAAAGTAATTATTGTATTAGATTCAATTGGTAATTTGGCATCAAAGAAAGAAGTTGAAGATTCAATTGAAGGTAAATCTGTTGCTGACATGAGCCGAGCAAAGCAGATGAAGTCTTTGTTTCGTATGGTCACACCACATCTAACGATCAAAGATATACCAATGGTTGTTGTTAATCACACATACAAAGAAATTGGTATGTTTCCGAAAGACATCGTTGGTGGTGGCACAGGCTCTTATTACTCAGCCGATACAATTTGGATTCTTGGTCGTCAACAAGACAAAGATGGCTCAGAAATCGTTGGCTACAACTTCATCATCAACGTAGAGAAAAGTAGATATGTCCGTGAAAAATCTAAAATACCTGTTACTGTATCTTTTGATGGTGGTATTAACAAGTGGTCTGGCTTATTGGATATCGCAATCGAAGGTAATTTCGTTGTGAAGCCAAGTAATGGCTGGTATGCCAAAGTTGACCAAGAAACTGGTGAAGTGTTAGACAAAAAGAGATTTGCAGAAACACAAACAGAAGAATTTTGGAAGGATATTCTTGCTGATGAAAGGTTCAAGGAGTTTGTAAGGAAGAAATATGAAATCACTTATAGTAGCATTATGGGCGAAACTGTATCCTTGGAAGAAGAAGCCGAAGTATCAGATTGACGAAGACTTCCATTTTCTATCATCTGAAGAAGATGATGTCACAACAAACATCGGCATACTCAAAGGTAAGTATGCTGGTGTTGTTTATCAATATGGCAAAGCAAAGATTGTAGAAGAAGGCGACTTTGCCCGACTTACGTTTGATTACACAATCATCAACTCCTCATCATTTGATATGAATGACTTGCAAAATGATGAAGAGTTTGTTACAATGATTGGTGATATACTCACAGAAATACTTTTGGAAAAGCCTGATGAAAAGACTAGAAACTACCATACTGAAGAACTTAATTTACAATGAAGATTATGCAAGAAAGATTTTACCTTTCATAAAAACAGAATACTTCACTGACAGCACCGAAAAAATTGTGTTCAACGAAATTGATGAACACATTCACCAATTTAAACATCTTCCTACCTACGAATCTCTTGTAATTAATTTCACTGAATCACGCAAACTAACTGAAGATCAGGTCAGAAAATCAGTTGAGATGATTCGTGAAATAAATGCAGATAAAGATGACCCAACAGATACAGAATGGCTAATCAAACAAACAGAGAAGTTTTGTCAAGATAAAGCAATCTATAATGCCATCATGAAGTCTGTCAATATTCTTGATGATAAGGCTAACAAAGAAGACAAGGGTATGATACCTAAGTTGTTGAGTGATGCACTTGGTGTATCATTTGACAGATCAGTTGGTCACGATTATATTGATGATTCTGATGATCGATTTGAGTTCTATCATCGTCACGAAACAAAGATACCATTTGATCTTGACTTGTTCAACAAGATTACCAAAGGTGGTTTACCAAAGAAAACATTGAACATTGCACTTGCTGGAACTGGCGTTGGTAAATCATTGTTCATGTGTCACGTTGCAGGTTCTTGTTTATCACAAGGTCTGAATGTGTTGTACATCACAATGGAAATGGCTGAAGAAAGAATTGCAGAACGTATCGATGCCAATCTATTGAACATTGACATTGCAGACTTGAACTCTATCTCAAAGCAAGACTATGACCGCAAATTCTCTGCATTGAAAGTCAACACACATGGTAAACTTATCATCAAAGAGTATCCAACAGCGGCAGCATCAGCATTGCATTTTCGAGCATTGTTAAATGAATTGCAACTAAAGAAAAGTTTCCATCCTGACATCATCTTCATTGACTATCTTAACATTTGTGCAAGTGCTAGAATCAAACCCGGCGCTAACGTAAATAGTTATTCTTATGTTAAGGCTATTGCAGAAGAATTGAGGGGTCTGGCGGTCGAGTTTGACGTTCCTATAGTTTCTGCTACACAGACCACCAGAAGCGGCTTTACGAGTTCGGATCCCGGTCTGGAAGACACTTCTGAGTCGTTTGGGCTACCAGCAACAGCAGATTTTATGTTTGCTTTGATAAGTACCGAAGAGTTGCAACAATTGAATCAGATACTAATTAAGCAACTAAAAAATCGTTACAATGATCCTAACTATTTCAAAAGATTTGTCGTGGGTATTGACAGAGCCAAAATGAAACTGTATGATGTAGAACAATCAGCACAAGATGATCTTGTAGATTCAGGTCAAGTTGATGATAAACCATTGAATACGTTTGGTGATCGTGAAAGACAGTCTACGATGAAAAATAAGTTTGGAGGCTTTAAAGTATGATTTTAAGTGAGATTGTAGATTACTTTGGCCAACATCAAGATGAAAGACACATTCCAGTAATCAGTAATGACGATTGGAATGCGCTCATTGAAAAATATAAAAAAGATGACATTCGAGATTCTTTGGCATGTTTTATCACGAAAGCAGGCACCAAGTTTCCTCTAAAAATAATTCACAAACAAGACATGCGTGAATTGTTTCATGAGTTCTACAACACTTCAATGGAAAAATTGTACAAAGATTTTGATGTTGTATTAGAACGCTATGAATACAAATACAAATACTCAGATAGACCTTTGGGTGTTATCGACAAGACTCACTATTACAACTCGGTATCAAACTACTTTCAACAAGAAAATCGCATGAAATGTGGTTCGAATTCTGTTGACTCACCGATGGAAATATGGTATAATGAAGATAAATTATCAAAGATGAATTGGCACTTTTGGAGAACAGGTGTCATGGAAGGTAAAGATATTGATGACAGTGCATTTCGTGCGGCATTTAGATTGGGTACATATACAGCAACACAGTTCAAACCTACCGTAGCAAAGGCTTTGTATGAACGTCATCGTGCAGAAAATATTCTAGATACATCATGTGGCTGGGGTGACAGACTTGCTGGTTTTTATGGCACACCAAATACCAAACTATATGTTGGTTGTGATCCTAATCCAGATGTGTTTGAAGTGTACAAGAAACAATGTGTAGAGTATGAAAAGATCATAGGTGGTACCCCTAAGTTGATTGAAAAAGAAGATTATTTTGAATGTCGTGGTAAAAAGACAGTTAAGATTTGGCGTAAACCATCAGAAGATGTTGATTGGTCGTTGTACAGAGACACATTTGATTTGTATTTTACTTCACCACCATATTTTGAAACAGAAAAATATGCATCAGACACAGCAGCAGTATCAGAACAATCGTGGTCAAGATACAATTCATTTGACTGCTGGAAGTATGATTTCTTTTTCAAAGTTACAGAGATGGTGTGGCCCACAATTCGACAAAATGGATTCATGATGATCAATATTATTGAACCAAGAGCAAAGAATGGTGTGCGACTAAATCTGTGTGATGATATGGTAGATCATTTCGCCGCACTTCCAGAATCAAATTATATCGGCAAGATTGGTATGCGTATGATGGCACGACCAAATGCTGAAGAATTACAAAGTGTGTTCATCGAACCCATATGGACATTCCGTAAAGGAAATTCTGACTATGAGTTCAACAAAAAGAGTACATTGGAGGCATTTTTAGAATAGCATAAATACTCATTATTTTGGAGGTAATTTATGGCAAAAACTTATTCGGCTGCTGAATTAACTAAAATGCAAGAACTTGGTTCTGCTTGGATTTTTCGTAGAGCTCTCAATGATAATGTTAAGTATAGTAGCCCTGACGATATTAGAAAAGATAAAAAATTTTCAGAACTAGTTAAAATATATCCTGCCATAAATGATTCTTGGATAAAGGCATATTATGCACAACAGAAAAGAATACTTCAAGAGTTTGCTGGTACAAAATTTACAGAGTTCACACGTGATGGTGGATTCATGGATTTTATTACAAAATTAGTTGCTCAAAAGTTTAGAATACCCAAAAAAGATTCATGGGATCCGGCTGATATTTGGTGTGTATGTAATGAAACTAAAGTCATCAGTGAAATAAAAGGCGCAATGAATAAAGAGGGAATGGCATCAATTGTAGAGTTAAATTCCATAATGAGAACTCTCTACAGAGAAAGAAAATTGGTTGGAATATCTCTTAAACTTATTTCAGGAAAAGAAGCAAAGTATGAAGAAGTGAACTTAGATGAATCATTATTTCCTGATGTAAAAAATTATAACTTTGATGTTTCTTCGATGAAATGTTTTCTTGGTTTAAAAAATGGATTGTTTTTTGAAACACAAGATTGTCGTGTGGTCGTTGACGTAGTTGAAGACGACAAACCTCAGAAAGTAGATTTTCAAATTAAACCAAACACAACATCAGAATTAGCAAATTTAAAATTTGAACCTACAATGAAAGGCGCAGCTGCTGCTCGTTTAGGTAAAACACCTCTAGATAAACTTGCCACTCTTTTGAAGAAATATGATGTTGATTTTATAAACAATTATAAAAAATATCCAAAAACTTCAGCTGAATTTAATGATCCCACTTCAATAGAATATGCTAAAAAAGCATTTGATCATATCAAACAGAAAAAAGTTGACGTTGGTAACTGTAGAACTGCCGACGAAATGATAAAAAACTTCCAGGTTGTTTTTACAAAAGATCCACACATTGCCACATCAAAGTTGATGCAACTCAATTTCTTGTATCACGTAACATCTTTACCAAAAGAGAGAATGGATGATTTATTTACTGACATGACATTTTTGGCGCAGAAAAAAGGTAGAGAATTCGGACCATTTGGAAAATTGTACTAATGAAATTCATGGATTATCTCAAAGAAAGTAAAGAAGGCAAGAATGTTCATCTTGAGCATCTTGAAGACAATGTATTAAATGGTGGTGTATCTGGCGCACGTGAAGCAATAGATTTTCTTCGTTCATTGCGTAATATGCTTGCCGGTCATACAGGTTCAAAAATAAATGTAACCACAAAATGGGATGGCGCACCTGCTATCTTTGCTGGTACAAATCCAGAGAACGGTAATTTTTTCGTTGGCACTAAATCAGTGTTTGCAAAAAATGCAAAATTGAATTATACTGATGAAGATATTGATGCAAATCATCCTGGTGGTGGACTGAATCAGAAACTAAAACTTGCACTTGCATTCTTGCCTAAGTTGGGCATCAAAGGTGTGTTGCAGGGCGATATGATGTTCAGTAAAGGCGACATTAAGAAAGAAACGATATCTGGTGAAGATTATATTATATTTCAACCAAATACAATTGTATATGCGGTGCCAGCAAAATCAAAGTTAGCACAAACAATGCTGGCCGCACAGATTGGTGTGGTGTTTCATACATCATATTCGGGTAAAACATTAGAGACAATGAAAGCATCTTTTAACATCGACATTGGGCATTTGAAGACAACAAAAGATGTTTGGTTTCGTGATGCTTCATTCACTGATGCATCTGGTTCTGTTACATTTACTGAAGAAGAGACAGCAGCAATTACGTCGATTCTTGCAAATGCAGGTAGAGTGTTTCAATCAATACCAGCACTGACATTGAATCGAATTGCCGCATCAGATGTATTTCTTACACAAATCAAAACATTCAATAACACAAAAGTTCGTGAAGGCAAAAAGATTGCTGACACAAGAATTCATACGCAAGAACTAATCAACTATGTCGAAGCGAAATTGAACAAAGAAATTCTTGCAGCAAAGAAAGAAGACACAAAACAAAAACGCATCAAAGAGAAGAATGAGGTGATGCGTTTCTATCGTTCAAATGCCATTCAACTCAAATCAATATTCGACTTGATGAATCTAATTGTTGATGCTAAATTGATGATTATTCGTAAGTTAGAAACTATCAAGAGCATTGGTACATTTGTTCGTACTGATGATGGTTTCCGTATTACAGCACCAGAAGGTTTTGTTGCTGTAGATCATGTTGGTAAAGCATTGAAACTAGTGGATAGACTAGAGTTCAGCAGACAAAACTTTAACGCACAGAAAGCATGGGACAAGTAATGGAATACGATATTAATAAGATTTTAGCAGAGTATGCAGATGATGACTTTGGTTTTTCTACAGTAGATGAGGTTGAGTATCAAGCAGTCATTGCTGAGAAAGATGAAACCGTTGAAGAGTACAAAGCAAGACTTCAACAAGTAGAAAAGATCATCATGCCATTTCTGACGAATCTATATAAGACCGCAAGTCAGCCATACATTCACTGGCCTAATCGTGGTCCTATCATTGAGAAACAGATGCAAAAAATTCTGACTTTGACGAGGGGATAATGATTACCATATCTGATTCTGCTGTGAGAAAGATTAAGACAATTATTGCTGAAGAAGATCCTTCATTGAAACTCCGTGTGTTCGTTCAAGGCGGTGGGTGTTCTGGTTTTCAATACGGTTTCACACTTGAAGAGTTGTCACCAAATGAAGATGATATGACATTCGAAAGAGATGGTGTTGGTGTTGTCATAGATAGTATAAGTTTACAATACATGAATGAAGCAGAGATTGATTACAAAGAAGATTTGATGGGTGCATCATTCACAATCAAAAACCCAAACGTAACTGCAACTTGTGGTTGTGGTTCATCATTCACGATATGAAAACATTCAAAGATTATCTCAAGGCAAATAAAGATAGCAGACAAGAGTTTGTGTCTAAAGCAGGTGGTGGTGAGTGGGGTAGACCAGAACTTACTGCTAAATATCTTGATGACACGCCTGGTCAAAGTCAACAACAATATAAAAAATACACAGGAAGCTGGGCAACAACAGACATAAAATAAATTATTGGAGATATTATGAAAGATGTGATCGTAGGCTGTGCCAACAACTATGATTGGTCCAAACTAAAGTATTGGGTCAACTCAATCAATCAATCAGGCTTTGAAGGTGACAAAGTTCTGATTCTTATGAATTGTGATAAAGATACTGTACAAAAAGTATCTAATGCAGGATTCTCAATCATTGCATTCAATCAAGACACTGAAGGTAATCTAACTTATCAATCAAATTTGATGGTGCATGTTGAACGATTTGTTCATATTTACAAACTGCTCAAAAGCAACGACTATCGTTATGTGATTACCACTGATGTACGAGATGTTATCTTTCAAAAAAATCCTGTTACATGGTTAGAAGAGAATCTTTCAGCACAAGAAGACTTAGTATTTTCTTCTGAAAGCATGAAATATAAAGATGAGCCATGGGGTCGTGAAAATATTACACAATGTTATGGTCAAGGCATTTATGATGATTTCAAGAACAATACAATTTTCAATGTAGGTGTTCTTGCCGGCCGTGGACATGCGATGAGAGATTTGACATTGCAATTATTTTTGAATTGTATTAATCGCCCAATACCAATTGTTGATCAAGCGGTATTCAATGTGATGGTTTCTAGACATCCATATGTGAAAACATCAATGTACATGAAATCAGAAGAAGGTTGGGCATGTCAATTAGGTACAACTGCTGATCCAATTAAGATTGAACAGTTTAGACCATATCTATTAGAACCATCACCGAAACTGGAAGGTGACAAGGTTGTAACTTCAACGGGAATAGAGTATACTATTGTACATCAGTATGATCGTGTGCCAGAATGGCGTAAAGTGATTGAGGCGAAATATGACGACAAATAGAATCAAAGAATTATTTTGGGAACTTGAAAAAGGTTCTACCAAATGGTCAGGCTACTTTGATGTATATGAAAGACATCTGAGTAAATTTACTCACAAAGCACCACGCATACTTGAAATTGGTGTGTTGGGCGGTGGCTCAATTGAGATGTGGTTGAAATACTTTGGTCCCGATACATCAGTTGTTGCTATCGACATCAACGAAGAATGTTTGAAGTATGAATATAATGGTGACGTTAAGATTGTGATGGGTGATCAAAGTGATCCAGGGTTTTGGGATGAGTTTCTTAAAACGCAAAACAAATTTGACATTGTGATTGATGATGGCTCACATGTAATGAATCATCAAATCACCACACTCAATAAAGTTTTTCCACATATCAAAGAAGGTGGTGTTTACATTTGTGAAGACACACATACAAGTTACTGGCCACAGCCGTGGGGTGGTGTGTTTCGTGGTGCTGGCACGTTCACAGAACATTGTAAACGAGCAACTGATATTCTCAATCAACAACACTTTCAAGGCTCACCAATTTCACAAGAAGCATTAGATGTATATCACAATCTGTATTCGGTTTCATTCTACAATAGTATGGTTGTGATGGAAAAAGAACAACTCAAGCCATTTGGCATCACAGACAACAAAGCAAACGTAGGAAGAGAACTATGAAAATAGCACTATGTATTTCTGGCCAGCCAAGAATGTGGGAAAAAGGTCACGCATATCATTATGAGAATATTATCAAGAACAATGATGTAACTGTGTTTTTACATTCATGGGAAATGCCCGGTGAGCAGATGCAAGAAATACTTTCAAAGTATAATGCTCACAGTTTCATTACATCACCAAATCCTACGATTGATTTATCAAAGTATACAAACACACCACCACCATCACCAAACTGGAAAGTTAAAGATGGTCGTATGTCAACATGGGCACAAATGTTTGCAATCTATGAGTGTATGCGAACAAAACGTGAGTATGAAGAATATCACAAAATGAAATTTGATTGGGTTGTTCGTTCACGATTTGACTTTGCGATTAACATTCGTATACCATTTGATGAATTAGACAACAGTAAACTGTACATACCAAATTGTCGTATGTCACCGAATCGTGATTTTGGTAACGATCAGTTTGCTTTCTCTTCATCAGAGAATATGGACAAGTATTCATACGCATATCAACACTACGATGAGTTCTATAAAGAAGGTGTACAGTTCATGATGGAAGATTTCATGAGTGCAAACTGGAAAAAGTACGGACTTGTTGGTGATAATCTTGTATATTGTGATGTGAATCATCCATTTTCACCAGGTGAGTACAACGGAACATGGCATTCACTATTGAGAAATGATATGGAAGAATGGCTGAAATGAATCTGATAATCTGTATGGCGGGATACAATACCCGCTTTCATGATGTTGGCTTTGACATACCAAAATATCTTTTGCCTTGGAATGGCAAAACAATCATATATGACATTTTGAAAAACATTGGTTGGGTCAATCAACTTATTCTTGTTGCTAACAAAAGAGACATCTATTTCAAAGAACAACTTGTCGAAGCAATCAAACCACTAGGTTGGAATGATAGCAACATTCTGTATATTGGTGACACAAAAGGTCAAGCACATACAGCAGCAATTGGTATTGAACAACTAAACAACAAATATCTACCAACATTTGTACATAATGCAGATACGATCATCAAAGGTCGTCGTATAGATTTCATTGCAGATGACTTGACTGCCAAGCACGATGCATACATTGATGTGTTCGTAGGCAATTCACCAAAGTATTCGTATGTTCGAGCATATGAAAACACGGTAATCGAAATTGTAGAAAAGAAACAAATCTCACCATACGCATCGTCAGGCTTCTATGGTTTTCTAACTGGCCATCTTTACCTAGAGTATTACAACAAGTTAGCCGAAAAAGATGGTGAGTTATACATTGCGGATGTGATGCAAAGTATGATACAATCTAATAAACAAGTATTCATGAATCCTCTTGGTGGTAGTCAAGAGACAATTGTGCTAGGCAGTCCACAAGAATACGGTATTGAGATAGCAAGGCAAACACTAGGTGCAAAATGAAAACTATATCATTGAAGGGTGGCTCATTAAGTAGAACTTATTGGCTACCAGATGAGAAGATTGTACGCAAAGAAATCTCACGTGTAGGAAATCGTGAATATGGTTTTGTGCGTTGGTATTCTCAGTTAATGAAACTACAGCAATACAACACACTATATCCTAATCTATTTCCCAAAGTTGTAAATGTTGATTCTACTAGTGTTGAAGCATGGTTTGATTTAGAATATCTTGAGGGCTTTCGTGACATTAAAAGCATTCTTAGCAAAGACACACTAAGTGAAGAACAAATCTTTAAAATAAGTCAAGCAGTCTGGAAAGGACTGAATACACTACACTCAATCAGAAAAGAACCTATTGCTGGCGCACCAAAACTTTATTTTATTGAAGAGATACAACAAAAAATTGAAGATGCTATTAAAATAAAAGAGTTTGAAGATTTCTTTTATTATGGCACATATCATTTCAATGGTGAAGTTATTACAGGTGTGGGTGGTTATCTTCATGTTCTGAAAGAATACTTTTCAGAATTAGAAAATGATGATGAATGTAATATACATGGTAATCCAACACTTGAGAATATCATGTACTCATTTGAAGAAGACCGTGTAGTTTTTATTGATGTGTATGAAGAGAGTATGTGGAATACCAAATATCTTGACTACGCACAAGTGCTTCAGTGTTCACGTAGTTATTATGGTCTTATCAATGACCACAATGTTCACGTGAAAGGAATTAATTTATCTAATCCAAACGATGGCACAGATCACTTTGATATGTTCAACAAACACTTCATCTCTGAGTTACCAGAAGATAAAATGAAACTCATAGATATACTTGAAGCATCACAGTTCATTCGTATGCTACCCTTCAAGTTACTGGCAGATGATGTTGACAAAGCAAAATATTTTTATGTTCATGCATGTAAATTGTTTAGTAAGGCGATGAAATGAGTTTAGATTTTATGATGGATTATGACAAGTTTAAACGAACTTGGTCAGTCAAAACAGAATTACCAGTAGAATTCAAACTTACATATTCTGCTGACATCTTCAGCCCAAGTAATCAAGACATTGTAAACATTACGAATAGTGATCGCAGAATTATTGTTATTGATTCTGAAGTACATGATCTATACAAAGATAGCATTGCGACATATTTTGGTGCGGTCAAGTTAAGTTGTAAAATACTTTGTGTAGATTGTAAAGAAGAAAATAAGAATTGGAAGAATGTTGATCGTATTTTAGACTTTTTTGAACAGAATGGAGTATTACGCCGTGAACCGATTATCGCAATTGGCGGAGGTGTTCTGCTGGATATTGTTGGCTTTGCTTGTAGCATATACCGTCGTGGAATTCCCTACGTTAAAATTCCCACAACACTTCTTGCCATCGTTGACGCTTCTGTAGGTTCTAAAGTCGGTGTCAATCATCTAGGCAGACGCAATCGAATTGGTGCTTATTATCCACCACTTGCGACATACATCGACAAGAAATTTATTCGTACACAAAATGAAAGAGAAATTGTCAATGGCATTGCAGAGATATTCAAACTTGCTGTCATCAAATCACCAGAACTCTTTCATCTACTAGAAGAGAATGCAGAAATACTGATTGATGAAAAGTTTCAGTATGGTGCCGTACCAGTTCGTGTCATCAATCTTGCTATCACAGACATGATTGCAGAACTAGGACCTAATCTGTGGGAAAAACGATTAGATCGTTGCGTAGATTTTGGTCACACATTTAGTCCTGTAATTGAAATGTCTAATATACCTGAATTGCTACATGGTGAAGCAGTAGCATTAGATTGTCTGTACAGTTCATGTATCTCATTCATTCGTGGCTACATTGATACTGTTCAACTGAAACGAATCTTTACTGTAGCAAAGAGACTGAAACTCAAAACATTTCACAAAGACTTTACCAACATGAAGTTGTTACTAGAAAGTCTTCGTGATGCGACTAAACATCGTAATGGCAATCAATATGCGCCACTACCTATTGCTATTGGCAACTACAAGATTGTGAATGACATTACAGAAGATGAAATGAAATTAGCGATTGATGTTTTTGAGGAGATATAATGCGTAAAGTGGCTGTGGTGACAGGTTGTAGTTATGGTCTTGGTTATGATATAGCAGATAGACTGATTGATGAAGGTTACTTTGTATATGGCCTTTCACGTACCAAACCATCTATCAATCTTTTTTCTTTTCCAGATACATTTCAATGGATAGAATGTGACATCACAAAATCAAAACAAGTTGAAGAAGCATTCAAAAGAATTGGTACACACATTGATGTTCTTGTAAACAATGCTGGCGTATATCAATGGGGTTTATTCAGAGATGATTTTTCATTTGAGTCAATAGACAGAATCATTGATTTGAATGTCAAAGGCACGATGTATGTGACCAAAGAAGCATACAAGTTGATGAATAAACATAGTGAAATTTTCTTCATCAATTCTGTATCAGGTCTTATGCCACTGGAATGGGAAGCAGTTTATTCAGCGTCTAAACACGCTATTACTGCTTTTGCTGATGTTCTTGGTAAAGAGATTTATACACAAATGGATGAAATTCGTGTGACAAGTATTCATCCCGGTGGTATCAATACACCGATGCAAAATGGTCATCCAAATAAAGACAAGTTGTTGGATACAAAAGAAATTACTGACACAATTCTTCATGTATTGAAATCAAAAGCGACATATAAAACAATTAAATTATTTTCGGAGTACGAATGTCATTGATTCCTTCACTTCAACTATTCATTGTAACATCTGCTCTTAATCCAAACATGGGCGTACTCAGTCGTGAAGATAGATTACAACAAACGATTGAAGGTCTTGTATCACTCAGAAAGAAATGTCCTGATGCAATAGTAATTTTGGCTGATGGTTCACCAGAACCAGTAGAAAAAGAAAAGTATGACAGCATGAGTGGTCTTGTTGATTTGATTGCTGACTTTTCTGGTGATAAAGACATAGCACAGTTTGCTGCTGTTGGTCGCAAAAGTGAAGCAGAAAATGTGTTGATGCTAAAAATGATGATGCTTCTAAAACAAGCACCTGAGTTGAAACGTCTGATGCATTCTGTTCGTAGAGTGTACAAGTTTTCTGCAAGAACCATACTTCATGATGAATTTGACATCGCAGAGCATGATCACTTTGGTAAGTATGTGTTTAAGAAAAGAATACCTACATGGCTTGCTGGTGATGCTGCTGAGACATTCACTGATTTGTTGATCACTCGTTTGTTCTCATTTTGCCCAAGTCTGATCGATGATTATTCAATCGTTTGTAGAAGAAACATTGGTGTAGTTCAAGATGCCGGTGTTGACACAGAACATGCACATTTCTTCAATATTGAGCCAGATCGTCTTGTAGAACTAGACAAAATACACTGTCAAGGTGTCATGGCCAGCACAGGAGCAACGGAAATCTACTAAATACTAAATAATGTAAACAACTGCCGCAGAGGTAGGGGGATTATGAAATTTAGAGATTTTCTACGTGAACAGAAAGAGAGACATGCCGTTCTAGCATTTGGGCGCATGAATCCGATTACAAATGGTCACGAAAAACTAGTCAATAAAGTCAAAGAGATTGCTGACAAGGTTGGCGGTTCTCATCACATCGTTCTGTCACATTCACAGGACGCAAAGAAAAATCCTCTTACAGCAGATCAAAAAGTCAAACACGCCAAACGTGCATTTCCTGGCACAAACTTCACAGCAGCATCTACTAGGGCACCCACATTCTTTGATCACGCCGAAAAACTACACAAGCAAGGTGTAACTCACCTACACATGGTTGGCGGCTCTGATCGTACAGAAGAATATCACAGACTGCTTCACAAGTATAATGGCACACACGAAGGTGCCCGTTTTAATTTCAAAGAAATCAAAGTGCATTCAGCAGGTGAACGTGATCCTGATGCTGAAGGTGTAACTGGCATTTCTGCCTCAAAGATGCGTGAACATGCAAAGAGTGGTGATCTTGAATCATTCAAGAAAGGCGCACCATCATCAATGTCTCATGCACATGTCAAACAAATGTTCAATGATGTACGTAAAGGTATGAGATTGCACGAAGAAATCATTCGTGAAGGTGTACATGATAAAGGCATTTTCAAAGCAGTGTTTCTTGGCGGTGGTCCGGGTTCAGGTAAAGACTATGTGTTAAGTAAGACACTTGATGGTCATGGTATGACAGAAATCAACTCAGATAAAGCATTTGAGTATTTGATGGACAAACAAGGCCTTGATAAAAAAATGCCAGACAATGAAGAAGCACAGCGTGAAGTTGTTCGTAAACGTGCAAAGAATGTTACAGAGTTGCGTCAACGTCTTGCACTTCACGGTCGTAATGGTGTTATCATTAACGGCACTGGCGATGACCCAGAAAAGTATGCAAGTATTAAAGATATGCTTGAGAAGTTGGGTTACGAAACTCAAATGATTATGGTCAATACCGATGATGAAGTGTCAAAGGCAAGAAATGTTGAGCGTGGTCAGCGTGGTGGTCGAACGGTGCCAGAAAACATTCGTAAAGAAAAATGGGATTCTGTACAAGCAGCACGACCAATGTTTGGTAAAATGTTTCGTGATGGTTATGTTGAGTTTGATAATTCAGAAGATTTACGTACAGCAGCACCAGAAGTTGTAGATGCAAAAACAAAAGAACTTGAACAAATCTACAAGAACGTGCAGAAGTTTGTTGGTAGACCACCAAAGAACGATCACGCAAAAGGTTGGATTGCCACAGAGTTAGGCAAGAAAGATACTACACCAATTCGTAAAGATATGAAGCCACACGCCGATGCTGGCACACACGATCAAATGAATACGATGGGTCTTGAGTATTATGGATTCGGTCGTTATGGTAAAGATGGCCATGTAACACATCGTTCAGTGCATGGTAGTCTTGTACCAGTAGAGAAGATTGCAAAGACTGTCGAAACACACCAAAAGAGACAGGAAAGAGAAATAGGTAAAACTTCTGGTAATAAGGTTGTAGTGAGAACACAACCCAATCGTCATCAACGTGCTAGAGCAGCCAAGAGTGTCAACGAAGCATTTGAAGAGTTTATCAACGAAGCAGTTACAGTTACAATTACTGGTGACACAGTAGAAGAAGTCACACGCACAATTCGTTTGTTAAAAACAGATGAAGAGAAAATGGCCGAAGAAGAAGTAAATACCATGTCTGACTCAGGTGCATTCAATTTACTCACACTAGGAAAAGACATGATTAAAGAAGATTTACGCAATTGGTTTAATCCTAGTCATCCAGAAGGTGGTTGGAAGAGATATAATTCTAAAGGTGAAGCAATTGGTCCTTGCGCCCGTGAAAAACCAGGTGAAGCAAAACCAAAGTGCATGTCAAATGCAAAAGCAGCATCATTGTCAAAGAAAGAACGTGCATCAGCAGTTGCGGCAAAACGCCGTCATGACCCAAATCCAGAACGTGAAGGTAAACCAATCAATGTATCAAATTATGGTAAAGGTAAGATCAGTGAAGAAACAAAGAAACAAAAACTATTGACAGACAAGAATGGTAAGACACGATTGTTTTTCATTCGTGGTTCAGCAGCAAAAGAAGCACACCAAAAAGGCGGCACAGTAGCAAAAGTAGGCAAGAGATATGTTGTAAAACTCAAAGAGGATTTGTATGAAGTACATTCACCTGATAATTCTGCGATTGAAGCAGTTTATGGACAAAATAATTCCACCCCAACAGCCAAAGAACTTGGAAAAGTTAGAGCCAGTGTTGGAAGAAAAGACCAATCAGCCCTTGACAAACCAGTTGCCGAAGGAAGAAGAACAATCAGTCTTGCCACAATCAAAGAAAACTTCCAGAAGAAAATCGAAGAGTCAATCGACAAAGGAATAGAATCTGGTATTTCGATGGCGGGTGCTGGTGAATCTCCTGCTAGAGACATGGGTGAAAAACCAAACAGTGATGGTAAAGCAACACAAGTTTCATGCAATGGCACTGCTGCTGGAATTACATGTCCTAAACATGGTGTAAAAAATTGTAGACTTGCTGAACTTACTGGTGATGAAACAACAGCATCAATCGGTGATCAGAAAGAAGATGAACTGAAGAAAAAAGGCATCTCATTAACAACATTCAAAAAGAGAAACTACGTATGAAATCATTCAAAGATTACATGACAGAAAGATGCTGGCCGGGTTATAAACCAGCACCAGGTAAAAAAGCCTACGATAAAGGCTCATGTGTAAAAGAAGAAGTTGAACAGATTGATGAAATCTCTTCAAAATTGGCTGGTGAATATTATGGTGCTGCTACAAAACAACATATTAAAAAAGTAGGCATAAAGCCTAATATGTACGACCGCATAGAAAAAGACATGGGTAAACAACGTAAGGCTGGTGTTGATCGTGCCTTAGACCGTGTTACTGGTGTTCGCAAAACTAATGAAGAGGTTGAAAATTTAGATGAAAAAATGATATCAGTACAAAATGCTGACGGTCATTTATTGAAAGTTGCTTCTCAGTTCAAAGACATTTATAAAAAACATGGTTACAAACCTGTGCCAGGAACAAGAACCGAATCATATGAAGCAGATGACGGTCCGCTGACAGATGAACAGTTAGAGCAACTAGAAGAAGTTGCAGCATGGCAGCGTAAAGAAGGTAAATCTGAGTCCGGTGGTTTGAATCGTAAAGGTATTGAATCATATCGTCGTGAGAATCCAGGTTCAAAACTATCTATGGCTGTAACAACAAAGCCAAGCAAACTGAAACCTGGTTCAAAAGCAGCAAATCGTCGTAAATCATTCTGTGCAAGAATGGGCGGCATGAAGCGTAGACTGACATCAGCAAAGACAGCACGTGATCCAGATTCACGTATCAATAAGGCGTTAAGGAAATGGAATTGCTAATGAAAACATTTAAGTCTTTCATAGTTGAAGAAAAGAAAGCAACAATAACTAAGAAAGAAAGTTATCGTGGCAGAACAACAGCCGATGTTGAATATAATGTGCATGATGAAAATGGCCGTCATATTAGAACCACAAAAACTAAAAAAGAAGCAAAAATGTGGAAAGATATGCATGAACTATCAAGGGAAGAAATGCATAAAAAATATCCGGAGTTAAAGCCAAAATAAGAAAGTGGAACTGCTAATTTATGGCACAATTTAGAACGGACTTACATAAGATAGATTCAGGACAAGTATTCACTCGTTATGAAGTGAATATGATGTCTGATCGTCTTTCACCGTCTGGCACTTTGACAGATGCGTTTGGCCGTTTGCGTATATCACAACCACTTACTCTATTTGATAGCACACACCGTTTTGCTGACAATGGACTGTGGGCAACATCTAACACAGCAGGAAATAGTTCATATGCTTTTGTAAATAATCAAAGCATGATTACAATGACTGTAGGAACCACAGCGAACGCAGAAGTCATTCGTGAAACAACAAAAGTGTTTTCATATCAGCCAGGTAAATCGTTGTTGATTATGTCAACATTTGCTATGAATGAACCGAAAGCAAATGTGCGTCAAAGAGTCGGATATCACGGTGCAGAGAACGGCATCTATTTTGAAAATGATGGTACAACAAATTACTTTGTACTGAGAAGCAACACATCAGGTACGATTACAGAAGAAAGAGTTGCACAATCAAATTGGAATATAGACAAGTTTGACGGCACAGGATACTCAGCACAAGCCGGTGGTGCTGAACACGTTGGTGGCTTAAATGTAAGCAAAACAAACATTCTTTGGATGGATATTGAATGGCTTGGTGTTGGTGATGTTCGTTGTGGATTTGTCGTTGATGGTAAACTAACTCCAGCACACATATTTCACAATGATAATGTAAACACAGTTCCTTATATGACAACTGCAACACTACCATTGCGATATGAAATCAAGAATACTGGAGTTACCGCAAGTAATTCTACTTTGAAACAAATCTGTTCAACAGTAATTTCAGAGGGTGGTTATGAATTATATGGTTCACAACAAGCAATTCAAACACCAATTGGTTCACCAGTAGATTTGGGAGCACCAGCAGGAACATATTATTCTGTTTTATCTATACGACTAAAGCAGAATCGTTTAGACGCCGTTGTGATTATGACCGCACTATCAATTTTAGGTATTACAAACAACGCATTTTATAACTGGCAAGTCAGAGCCGCTGCAAACACAGGTGCTGGAACTTGGGTCAGCGCAGGAGATAACTCTGCCGTAGAATATAAAGTTGATGGTGCATCAATTACCGGCGGTAGAATATTAGCATCGGGCTGGACGGGAGCAACAAATCAAAGTGCATCACCAATTGATATTTTGAAAGAAGCATTATTTAAATTTCAGTTAGAAAGAAATGGACTAACAGGCACACCGTATGAACTCACATTGTGTGCTGCCACCACTCTAGCCGGTGCAGACATCTATGCATCAATGGATTGGGAAGAGATCACAAGATAACAAAACTAAATCAGGAGAACAACATGTCAATTTTCAATGACAAAGCACTGAAAGGTGTCGCAGAAGCAGCAGCAAAAATCATGGCAGAAACAAGTCATGGCTCACAACCAAAAACCGACAAAGAGAAATCTTTGGCAGCACTAGCACATCCAAAAGATAAGATTACACACAAAGATGTGTTGGTTGGTCGTGGTGTACTGAAAAAAGAAGAAGTTGAACAATTAGACGAAGTTGGTGATACACCAGCAGGTAGAAAAGCACTTGGTTCATATGTAAGCAAAGCAATTGCAGACAAGACAAAAAACCGCACAAAAGGTCTGCGTAAGGCAACATCACGCATGTACAAAGATGATTACTATGGTAAAAAGAATGAAGAAGTTGAAGCATCAGAGCAAGAGCAACTGAACGAAGCATTTCCAACTGTAGCAGATGCTAAAAAGCGCATGGATGCTGGTAAGACAGCAACAGGTTCAGTCACAAAAACAGCAACAGGTCTTGTACATAAGCGTGACTACAAAGATGACGATGATGAAGATGATACACCAAAGAAAAAGGGTGGTTATGGTGCCCGTCAAAACTACAAGCGTTCAACACGTGTTAATGAGTCAGCATCATTTACAGAAATGCTTGAACTGTACAATGAGCATGGTCTGAAAGTTCTAGCACCAATTGAAACTGAAGAGATGGACATTGACGGTACAAAAATTGAAGTGCTTGATGCCGACAAGGTAAATGGCTTTGTTGAAACCATCGTTGAAGAGCCAACAAATGACGAGTGGACAAAAGAATATGAAGACCAAAAAGCAAGTTTTGAAGCCAAGAAGAAACAACCAAAAATTGCTGCCGGTAAAACTGTCGGTGTAAAGACAATGCCAGAATCAGTTGAGCAAATTGATGAACGTGAACTGACAAAAGGTGAAGCCAAGAAGAAAGAAGATTATGTAATGGGTATGAAGAAAAAACTTTCTGGTTTCAAACAGCGTTACGGTGAACGTGCAAAATCAGTTCTTTACGCAACCGCAACATCTATGGCTAAGAAGAAGTCGTGATGAAACATAAACATCATATTGTTCCAAAGCATATGGGTGGGTCTGATGATCCATCCAATTTGGTTGAATTGACAATTGAAGAACACGCCGAAGCACATAAAAAACTTTGGGAAGAACATGGCCGTTGGCAAGATAAGATTGCATGGAAAACTCTTTCTGGTCAAATAAACATTCAAGAAGCAAGAATGGAAATGATGAAGTATAACAATCCGATGCACAAATCTGAAGTCAAAGAAAAAATGTCGGGTATCAATCATTGGTCTAAAAGAGAACATAATAACGACAAAAAACTTTTTGGCGACATAAATCCTATGCACTTACCTGAAGTTGTCGCTAAATTATCAGGAGAAAATCACTGGTCAAAGAGACCAGGTAAAATACATAATGCTATAAGCAATCATCCTAAAGGTAGTTCTAAAAAAGTAAAAATTGATGGTGTTGTTTATAGTAGCATCAAAGATGCCTGTGACAAACTAAATCTTCACAGAAGAAAAGTAAAGAAAATGGGAGAATTATGTCAATAACAGACAAACTACATCAACGACAAATGGCTCTGCGTAAGAAGTCGGGACTACCACATCCCGACTATTACAAAGAACTAGGTCATTCTTACAGCATTTCTGATGACAGAGAAAGACTTGCAAAGCAGGCCGAAATCAAAAAGAAATATAAAGTTGAATCAGTTGAACAACTTGATGAGATGCCAGAGTCAAGCATGAAGACACGTGATGTACATGCTCATCTGAAAAAATCTGGTTGGTCACTGAAGAGAACTTCTGGTGGTCATGATGTATACGGCCATCCTAAGTCAAAAGAAAACATTTCTGTGCCAAGACATAAGCAACTCAAAGCACCATTAATTCGTGGTATCATGAAAGCATCAAGAGTTTCTGAAGAGACAGAAGTGAATGAACAAATTCAAACTGGAAGAATTTCATATGAATTGTTCAAAAAAGGCAGACATGTTTCTGGACCTTCAAAAAAACCATTTCAATCTTTCACTCAAGCATCACCTAGAGTAAACGAGGAACATATGAAAGAAGCAAAAGACCCACGTGAATACGATTATGAAGGTGATATGGCAATGTCACAACTTCGTTCGTTAATGTTCAATGCACAAGATTTGATTGACATGATGGATGATAACACAAATCTTCCTGAATGGGTACAATCAAAGATTACATTGGCTGAAGATTATATTTCTACAGCAGCAAACTATCTGCGTGGTGAATTGAATGAAGCAGCAAATCCTGCACAACAGGCAGCAATTGCTATCAACATGAAGAAGAAAGGTATCAAGCCTAAGGGTATGAAAGAAGAAGTGAAAGATGAATATGCTCGTAAGGTTGCCAAATATTTGAAAAAGAAATACAACAAAGAAGAAGTTGAACTGACAGAAGGCCGTCCATCACAGCGTCATCCACTAGAAGGTCATGAGTATCATAAGAAATCTAATGAAGCGTTAGTTCACATTGCCAAAGATGCACATGAAGCAGCAGAAGCAATGAAGAGTCATAACACAACAGCAGAAAACAAGTATCGTGACCAAGCAAATGATTCTGCGACTGTAAGACATTGGAGAAAAAAGAATGGCATGCCTGATTGGTACAAAAAGAAGTATGGTCATGTCAACGAAGAGATTGAGTATCTTGAAGAAAAGAATGCTCCGACCAATCCTGCATTGTGGTCTAAAGCAAAAGCACTAGCAAAACAAAAGTTTGATGTGTATCCTTCTGCATATGCCAACGGTTGGGCATCAAAGTGGTACAAGTCAAAGGGAGGTGGCTGGAAGACTGTAAGTGAAGCCGTTGACGAGCCAAGTGCAGCAGCAAGAACTCTATCCCGTAAAGCACAAATCGTAAGAGATGCTGCAAAAGGAAAAAAGCAAGAACAAGAAGAGGCATCGGACAAGTTTCAAAAAGACCCCGAATTGTCTAGCGATATGCAGAAAACATAAATAAACAATCAAAGATTTATAGGAGAAAAACATGCCACTTTGGGGAAATGTAGACGCATCTAACAATGCTCCAAACTTTTCGGGTCTAACAGGCTACGATGTATCAACCACTGGTGAAAGTATAGCTAATTCGGAAACTTCATCAGTATTTGGTAACACATACATGAGTGCAACCCGCACAAATGTAGAGTTTGGTGTATTCGGTATAGATACGACAGAAGAGCCACTTATCACTGACGGTCAACCAACACATGCTGGTTGGGTAGCACGTACAAAAGGTTCTGGTCCTGTTGTGTCAGTTACAGCAAACACTGACGCTGTAGGTCCAGCAGCATCGGCCTGCACATATACACTGGTATTGTCTGGTGGTGGTACAAATAACACCTCTGCACAAGTCAGTGTAACAACGGCTGCTACGGGTAGAATTTCTAGCATCTCAGTTTCAAATGCTGGTCTGTATACTGGTACACCAACAGCAAATACATTTGGAAACACTGCATTCACCTTTACAATGGGTGGACGCAATGGTCGCACCACATTTGAAACTCTGGTAGCAATGGGTTCAATGACTGGTGACGCATCTGATGACGCTATTGCACCTGACTCTTGATTGATTATAGCGGCTGGCTTCGGTCAGCCGCATTTATTATGTCGTTTGAGAATCTGACTGAAGAAAATATCATGTTATATGCTGCTAAGGCTTATGATAGGCCTAACTGTATCATGAGTGAGTTCACTGAAGATATGAAGCGATTGAATTATCTCAAACGATTATTCAGACGTTACTCTAAACATGGTGAAATGCGTGAGCGATTAATACTCAATCACATTGTTGTTTTGTATAACATTTTTGGTCCTGAAGTGTCAACAAGAATAATGTTTTATCACACCAATAAGAGTGATTACAGCATTCTTAAAACATATCTGATATTTTTAAATCTTATGCCCGAAAGAGTTCGTGGCATCAACGGCACAGACATCATATCATCAGAAATACCGATTGATATGAATGTCGCAGAAGTTCTCAGAAATCTAAAATGATAATCGGACCCGGCATCACAATCACTGGTGGAATCTACGTTGATTCACAGATACCAGTTAGTGGTGTTTATACATTAAATACTGGCACAAAGGCACCCGTTCTGGGTGCTGGCGCACAAAGTCCATTTCCTGCATCTGGTTGGACATCTATCATTTCATCAACTGGTGATGATGCAAATACAAATGTGACTTTACCATTTACATGGACATACAATAATACTGGTTATACTAGTTTTTTTCCAAACTCAAATTACTATGTAACATTCGGTTCAGGCTCAAATCAATTCAATGGTTTAAGTGCATCTTCACCTGCTCTCAATAAAATATTTTTTGCTGCCGCAGATAATTCATGGCAAAGAGTTTCAAGTTTTACTTCGGGCACAGACTATAAGAGATTGCGTTGGGAAGGAACATCATCAACAACTGGCACACCGGGTAGCCCAAACATGGTATATGAGTTGACATTCTTTAACCCAAGTCTGACTGGTGGTAGTCCTTGGATTGAATTGTTGGTTGGTGTACAAGCAAGAGGTAATAATAATGTTGGTGTCATTTCCGGTTTGTACAGTTCTACAGCAAAACTCACAGGCGGTGATTTGGGGCCATCAAATCGTGGTGTAACTGCAAATCAAAGTTATGTAATGATTGGAAACAGCACAGGTACATCATGGACTGTATATACTGGCTATAATGTTGGTGGAACAGGGTACTAAACACATAAATAAAACTATGTCTAACGAATTCAAAAAAGAATGTGGTGCGGGTTATTATTGGTGTAATGCCGATAAAGTCTGTAAACCACTCAAAGAAGATGCTGGTGCCATGGGCGCACCAGCAAACGCAGTCGGCGGCGGTGCTATTGCTGGTCTTGGTGTAGGACCACAGGGTGAACCTGGTGTCAAGAAACGCAAGACAGCGACATTCATTTCATTCCTAAAGAGAAAATCAAATGTGGCTTCTTAGTTTTTTGCCCTCTGGTTTTCTTCTATTCATTATTAATACAGTTTTAGTTTGTGGTGTCATAGGCACCATCTTAGGTTTCATAGGTAGCAGACTATTATTCATTAGCAACTATGCGAACATAATCAAATATGTTTCCATAGCACTGCTCTGTGTCGGTATATATTGGAAAGGAGGCTATAGCGTAGAGCAAGAATGGCGTCAACGAGTGGCTGAACTAGAGGAGAAAGTGAAAGATGCAGAAGCGAAATCACAGCAGACAAATGTTGTTATTGAAACGCAAATCAGAGAGAGAACAAAGAGAGTCGTTGAAAAACGAGAG